GTGACATGGTAATTTGTCTCTCATAACGCCAGTATTTAATAATACTTGAAATAACGCCGCTTGTCCTGGCATACATCTAACTGAAATTATAACACCTTCAGTTAATTCTCCCATCCCTTTTTTCCCTTGATAAAAGTATTCATTTCTAACCCACACTTTCAATGGAAAGAAATTGTGTTCAATGTGTGCCATTACTTTTTCTTAAATTTGTTTTTTATTTTTTTTCGGTAATATCTATAACACAGATAAATAAATCCCGATATGGTTACAAGACCCACCGTGAGTAAATGAAGTAACGCTTCAATTGATTTTCCTATCATATACTATATTTATAAACTCCTTCATCAAACTCAACATCCATTATACCATCATTTTCCAAAATCTTTTCAATTTGTTCTGAGGTGAACTTTAAAGAACTTGGTTCCATAAAGATTTTAAATGCTTGATTTGATGATAATTTATTTTCAATCACAAGATTAAAAATTGTTTCGTTTTCTAAAACAACAATTGAAGGGTGTTGTCCTGCAACGGTAACAATAACTTTATCTTTAACTTCAGGTTTTTGTAAACTAACGACATATGGTGTTTCTTCAACCATAATCAATTTTACTTTTTGTTTTGTATTTTGTTCCATAATTTTTTTAAAGATCAATTCTATAGACCCTTGAAACAACATTAAGGTATTTTTTCAAATTCTCAATAGCCTCCTTAAAATCAACAGGAGGTGTTTCTTTAAATCTTTCACTTATCATTTGATCTTCCAATGTTTTATTACAACTTTCATAGATGTCTTTAATTATTTGAAGATAAATGTTCTCTTTATCATAAGTATCATCAATATTTCTTTCCACGACTTTCCCTTCAAGTTCACGACAATATTCAATTAATTCATCCACTTCGGGATGATCCATTAAAGATGTGTTATTTTTGAATATTTGATTTATATTCTTCATTTGTTAAAAACTTAATAATCTTTTCTTTAATACCACTTTGTTTAATACCTTCACTTGATCTTGGAGTTAATACGAAATTAGATAAACCAGGTTTCTTGTCAGATTCACCATCTGAAAAGTATTTTGATAAAAACTCAGAACTCATGATCAAGAAATAATATTGATTTCATAAAAAAAAGATACTAAAAATTTTTAATAAAAAAAGGGGGAGTAGCGAATTCCCCCTTTTGATTGTTACCCTAACGGATAACGGTCCTAAAAGCCCACCCTCAAGGAGTGGGGTCTCTTACAAGATCTCAAGTAAGAAGTTGGTGTCACCTTCCCAGTTCTTAAGTTGTGACTTAGGAACCCAAAATTCCATAACTCCAATCTCCTCTACTCGTTTTAGGTAGTCCTGACGGAATCTTTCAGTTTGACTCTTGTCTTTGATGTATTCAACACCCATGTGTTTAGCACATGTCTTACCCATAGTAGTCAACATAGAAAACTCGTCAGTCAAGGTTTTTGCACAACACACACATACTTTAGCTCTCTTTACGGTCATCTTACCTGCAAACTTTACAGCCTTAGGTGAGATTGCCAAGACTTTAGTTATGTCCAAAATAGTTGGGTTAAACTGAAGTCCGTAAGTCTCTTTCATTTGTTGACCAATCTTACGTCCAACTTGAATGGTGTCACCTTCGGCAGGTATATTCATTTTCTTGGTAGCAGCTTTAGTCTCCTCTTTTTGAATTTGACTCAAGGCTGCTGACACTTGTTTGTCAGACAACTTACCATACTTCTCAAGTTTAGACTGGATCTCTTTAACAAAAGAGTTCTCACCAGTGTATGCCTGAATTTTTTTCATGTCCTCAGTCAACTCAACCTGTTTCGCTTCAACAGGAGCATTTAAGATCTTTTCAACGGTAGCCGCTTGACTTACAGTCAGTTTACCGTATTTAGAAATTACATCTTTCATTTTAAGGACGAAAGAGTTAGAACCTTGATAATTTTGAACGAGAGTTAAAGTAGACATAGTGATGGTGTGTTTAATTGATTACACTACAAAGATAGTAGTTTATTTCAATTCTACAACAACAATCAATTATTTTTTTGAAAAAATTGTGTCTACAGAATAAAAACAATAATTTTCTTTTTCAATATGACAATGTTCCACTTTAACGATCATTGAGTCGTTATCAATAACCCGACTATCTCCATAAGCATCACAACCTGGTTTTGACGATTTACAACTTGATAGTGTTACCGTAATGATGGTTGCAAGTAAAACCATCAAATAAATTTTATTCATATATTTTTTTTTTAATTTTTTTATTTATTTTCCAAATCCCATTTTTCCTGAACCCCTTACTGATGGAGCTCTTTTCAAACCTTCTAAATTATCCATTACTTCCTCAAACTCTCTACCCATAACAATAGTTGAAATTACAACTTCTTTCAAGTGTGATAAAGACATTCCTTCAGTTCTTTTAACCCACTCTTGAATATCAACATTTTTAAGGTCTTCTTCTTTTAATTTGTGACGAATATAAGCTTCTCTAATTTCCTCATTAGGTAGTTCTACTTTATATCGTCTATCAAAACGAGATGGTCTATTTGTAATTCGTTCTTGTAGTTTTTCAGGATAGTTTGTTGTTGCAATATAAACAACATCTTCTATTTGTTTTACACCATCAAGAATGTTTAATAATTTACTTGTGGAATAATTGCTTTCACCCGCAATTGAGTCTAAGTCTTCCAATAACACAATTAAAGGTCTGTTTGGTTCAATTTTTCTAAAAGTTGAAATAAAATCAATAAAGAAATCAACATCATCATGGTCTTTAATGTTTAGAATGATTCCATTATTTTCAATCAGTTGTTTTGCAATTAATTGAATAATACCTGATTTACCACATCCTGGTTCACCATACATTAAAATGCCACGCTTATGAACAAAATTATATTCTCTATATTTGTCTCTACGATCCCAAAAATCTTGAATGTCTTTAAGAATGTCTTGAATCTCATAAGAAGGTAATTGATATAATTCATCTGTTTTAAATGGTTGTTTTTTTAGTGTGATTTGACTTACATTTCGGTTATATTGTAGTTCATATATTCCTGATGGAACTTGATCTACCGATTTAAATGACGGAACAAACTCCTCATCTTGTAATGTTCCCCAACATGTCGGAGTTGCCGAGTTTATTTTATCATCAACTTTTTCATTACCACTTGTTGTTTCAATATCTTTTAAATCGGAGTTCATTTGTGTTGCTAAATCTTCCATCATTTGATCTAATTCATCGTCTTTAACCGTTTTAATTTTTCTTTTCATCTTACTAAAATTGGATGTATAATTATTAATATATCTTCAGTTTTTTCTTTTACTTTAACCACTCTGTCTTTATACAATTTCAAAGTTTCTTTTGGATTTTTACTCTTAAGATGTTCAAACTGAACTTTCATTTCTTCTCTCGCATCTTTTTGTTTTTTGAAGTATCCGAAGTAATCGTCACATCCACCAACACCTCTTGTTTTATCGTAAACCCCGTAAATCAGGTCGTTTTCTTCTGCCATTATAATTTATTTGCAATTTGTTTAATAATCTCTTCATCTTCGTTGGAAAGTCTAAAATGTCCGTCCCATAATTTCATAAGATTGTTTCTTAACTCATATTCTCCTGGTGATTCTTCATCGCTTCTAACAAGTTTTCTAATTTCAGGATTTGAGTGTGATTGCAAAATTCCATCATCATATAACCATTCCGCCATCGTTTGTTTATCCCGTCTGTCCATCTCATTGTAGACCTCATCTAAATCTACGTCAATTCTTACGTAAGCCATAATTTATTTGTTTTTAATAAGTTTAATAAAACTAAATGATTATATCAATGTGAATCACCATAATTATGTTTTTCACTTGCTATCAAATATTCTGGATTGATAACCTTACCCACTTTGTGACGCTCACCACTAACACACTTAACAACAACACCTTCATGTGGAACTTTGGATCCTTCAATAAAGTTGTTGAAGACGTATTTGTCTTGTTCTTCTTTTGACCAGTTTCCACGATATAAAACTTCTACGGTTGGTAAATCCAAAGTTTGAAATATTCCTCTTTCAGTATTAAACCCTCTATAATTTCCATCAATCTCCACATCAAAACCTGCGAACTTAATGTCTTTTAATCCGTAGTCATAATTTTTTTGAATTCCGTGTCCGTAGATTTCACCATATATGATTATACCACTTCCAAGTCTTTCAGGTGTAAAATATTCTTTGACATAACTCCATAACTTATCTTTGATTTTATATTCATCCGCAATAGTTTTCCACACATTAGTATCATAATAACCTTGACTATCGGAACCTTTCTCAACATTATGACTACCCAAAACATAATCATAATTAACCCACTTGTTTCCAAACAATCTTTTAATACGATCCCATAAAGAGAGTTTAGTTTTTCGAATAATTCCAAAACGAGCATTTGTTCCGTGAAGTTTGCGAGTGATCACAACCTCATCTTCTTCGGTGAATAACTCAGGAACATTTTTCAAATTAGGAAACTTGTAATAAACGTGGAAGTTAGGATTTTGGTGGTATTTTATTTTACGTCCACCAACACTTAACTGAACCATTTTAACAGGAGGTTCATACTTGTAGATTTGAAGGATATCCATCATATCCATACCTTCACTTAAATCATCACTCCAAGCTAAAATATCCATACTGAGTATTAAACACTCAGAATAAACTTTACGAAGTTTTACGGTTCTAACTCGTTGACCTTTTCTTAAGTAACCAGTCACACCCATCGCATCAGATATTGCAACAGGAATAACCGCATCGGTGGTTGCCACAATAACCAACTCATCTACTTTGTATTGACCTTTTTTGGTTATGGCATGCCAACCATTAACGATAGTAAGTTCTATGTTATCTGCCCCTTCTATTGGTCGGATTTCACTGATCCTACCAACATAACATACACTATTTAAATTTTCCATTTTACAAAAATAATAATATTTTTTTATTCGTCACTATCTTCTTCAGAATATTCTTTTTTCATTGACCTAGGTTCAACAAAATCCCACTTGGTATTTTCAAACTCCTCAATCCATTCACTAACATCTTCTCTTGTCCAATATGGAGCAAAAGAAGGTCGATACTTAAATGGTAAATTTTTACTTTCATCCCACTCATCAAGTCGTTTTGTTACATCTTCAATAAGATTTTTAGTTTTAGTGTGTTTAATCCACTCTCTGTAATCATACTCAGATTTAATAAACATAACGTCACCATAATTTTCAAACTCCATTTCGGGAAATTCTAAATTTGGGTTGTTGGTATAAACATCCACAATTCCATTGTCTCCGTAATAAGAATCACAAAGTTCTTTTAATGAATACAGACTGGTTGGTCTTTCTTCCCATACACTACCAAACTGACGGACAGAACAAATGTATAAATAACCATCTTCATATGAATGAATAAGTCCTTCAATTTTATTTCTTAAAGAAATAAGTTCGTCCATTGTTAATTTAGTTAAATCCATTTTTTATTATTTTTCTATTGTATAATCCCACTCAAGTCTAATGCAATTCTGTTTCAAACGATTAATGTGTCGGTAGTTATTAATATAACCCATCATATTACCACTTCCGATTGCGTTGTGTGAATGAACCACAACATCAACAATTGGTTTACCATTCATCCATTCATTAACCAACCACTTAACACAATCCATACCGGTCTTTTCGGTAATATTATCGTAATTAATTGTGTAATTTGTATAAACATTTCTTTTCCATTCATCGATTGCAGTATCACCCAAATCATGATCTAAAGAAATTAACTCAATATTATTCAAACCAATCTCATTTATTTTTTCAACGAACTCATCGTAAGAACGAACAACAATCCATTCTTTATCAACTGGCGTTCTAACGTCATCTAAATAAATCTTTTTCATAATAACACAAATATATAAATAATTTTTTAATAAATCTATTTTTCTTTATCACCATTTTGAATGTCATCGTCAAACATTCCAAATAAAAGTTTCTCTAATTTTTTTCCTTTCGGGTTAATCATTTTATTTTAGTATTTCAAAAAATATAATTGTTATTATTGATCCAATCAAATATCCAAGTCCTGAACATAGAGCCAATTTCAATCTTTCTTTCCATGTTTTTGACTCCACCATAAACCCTACAAATGGTAATGATAGAAATGGTCCAATGAATGCAAAAAACATCATACCAAGATAGTTCTTATCTGATACCACACTAATATAAAAAGTGCTACCGATCTCAAGAACCGCAGCACTTAAAAATACGATAATATATTTTCTCATCACCTTAAAACATACTGGTGAATAACTATTACTAACTTACCTTCAACCAAAGCTCGGTCTGATTTGATTTCAATATCCATCATACCCAAGTCTTCTTTGAGTCGTTTTGCTTGAATTTCAACTTCGTGTTCCGCATCTGACTTGGTCTTAAAAAATCCAAAATACGAATCACAAGATCCTGTCTTATCACAAACTCCGTAAATCATCTCCCTTTCTTTCATCTTTTAATCTTTTTTTTGATTCTTCTTTTAAACCTCTTAACAATCCTTTTTTGTATGCAATATAATCTTCCTCGTATTTATATGGCCAAGCAACTAAATAAGTATCTCTTTCACTCTTTGGATAAGTAAATAAATCTTGTTTCAATTTCTTTTTAGTCTTTCTCGGTAATCTAAACTTTTTCATTTTTATATTTTCTTATTAACTTGAATATTTCTTTAATGTCTGTGAATTCTGAAGGTGGTGAGTCATTTCTTACCGGTAGAAATATTATAGTAAATCCGTGATTACCATCAAATTTTTCGGTCACTCTTTTACCACAGATTTCAGTAATGTAAACCCAAGGATAGTTTCCTGATAGTTTCACATCAATTCCAATTTTCTTTAATCTTTCAACAAATACATTGATCTTGTCGCCAGTTTTTTTTGTGCTTGTTTCTGTTTCAACATAATAAGTTCCAAATTTAGTTTTTACTTCTCCCTTCATGATTTAATTACTTCGTCTCTAAAATAAACATCACTAATTACCATTCCGTCAATATTCTTACCATTACCAAGATGAATATAATTACCTTCAATTTTGGTAATCATACCATAATCTTCCACCAATCCTGTAATTCTATTAACCACCTTAACATAGTCACCTACTTTGATGTCCCTTCCGTTTTTATCTCTTGTCATTTCTACTTCCATAACACTCCAATTTTTTATCAGTTACATTCCACAAATCTTTTTTCCCTTCAGTCATATGACAGTTGTGTTTCTTTCCGGTTCTTTTACCGAACTCCACAATCATATCATTATGACGATTACGAATAAGGTGCGGGCATTCCTTACAAGGTTTTTTCATAAAACAAAGATAAGAAATTAATTTGATTGAAAAAAATGATAGTGATAAAAAAAATTAAAAAAGTATATAATACTTTTATATGTCAAACAAAAAAATACAATAAATAAAATTAATAAGACATATATTGTTACTTTTTTGTTTTGGTTATATGCAAATCTTATTAATTCATAAATGTCAATAAAAAAATACTTAAAGAATAAAATAAGAAATACCAATATTAAAATTGTCATCTAATCATTTGTTTAATAATTTCAGTTGATACGTCATTTGAAGTGATTGATATATAATATATCCCACTTGGTAAATTCAAGTTAGAAACATTAAATAGATTTATACCTGATGATATTTTAATTTCTTTTGTTAATATTTCAGATCCTTTTGTGTCTTTAATCATAAGAGTTCCTTCACCAATTAGTTGTTTGTTATTTAATATCACTTGAAAGTCTCCCGTGCTTGGATTTGGAAATATTGAAAAGTATCCCTTTGTATTTCCATTACAAATAACATTTATTGGTCCATACTCTTTAAATTGTCCGTCAATATCATACTGAATAAGTTTGTAATAATTATTCCCATCAATTGCGTTCCCGTCTTTTGTATTATATGTCAATTCTTGAGTTGAGTTACCAGCGGATTCCAAAGTTGTTAATGAAGACCAATTTTCACCATCCCTTGATTTTACAACTTCAAAATAGTCTGAGTTATGTTCGGTTGCGGTTTTCCACTCTAAAGATATAATATTATTATTACAAGATCCATCAAATGATAATAACTCAACAGGAAGGGCTGACACTCTCGTTACGGTAATTGTTCTTAAATTATTATCCACACCACAATTAGAATTTGTATTAACATGAATATAATAACTACCCGTTGCAGGTCCTGTAAATGAAACTGGTTGTGTTCCTTGAGTAACTAACGCTCCTTGTGGTTGTCCCATTCTTATTGTTAAATGATCCGTAGATACTGATGAGGTTGCAATGTATTGTTCGTTGTTAAACCCGTTATACCAATGAGCGTATTGACCTGATGGGTGTTGTGGTATTGTCATTGTTGGTTGTTGCATAATTGGCATTGCCTGTTGATTAAATTGTGTTGTATTTGAAACCGTAATCGGAAACGCTGCCAATGAAGATGAACAGGCACTTCCAACTTGATAACTAACAATCACTCTTGCGAAACTACCTGATAATCCACTATTGTTGTTTCTTAAACCAAAACAACTTGGTGGATTTGTTATTCTAAATTGATTTGTCCCATTAGAAATGTAATTTGCTGGGTTCATATTCAACGTAAAAATTGGGTTTATACCGTTTGAACAACTACAATGATTAAGAGTATTAAATGTTGGACCATTAACATTATTTAATGTGGTTGTTCTTGTTCCTGCTTGACATTCAACACCAACAGACAATTGAATTTGAACTGATGTAATTACGGCTCCTGCAGGTAAACTACTATTCCAATTAAACCCTGTTTGACCTGAACACCCATTATAATATGATCCGGTTCCACATGATGATGACATATTGAAAAGTGATCCTATTGAATTGATATTAATTGTTGTTGTTTGATTTTGAGGTTGACTTTGTATTCCAACATAATATGTCGTATTATTATTAAGTTGAGGTGTTGTATATGTCGCACCTGTCCCTAATTGTCCAGTTCCATTTGAATTTGAATACCAAACGATGTTGTTTCCTCCTGATGCGGTCAATGTTGTTGAATTACCTAAACACACCACAGAGTTTCCGTTTACCGTTGGTGCCGCCAATGGATTTACATTTACCGTAACTGGTGTTGATGAACTAACACAAGGACCGCTCGTTGATGTTAAATAGTAAGTCGTGTTTGTAGTTAAATTTGGTGTTGTATATGAACTTCCAGTTCCAAGTGATGTTGTTAAATTTGAATTTGAATACCAAGTAATAGTTCCTGTTCCTGATGCATTTATTGTTGCTGGTGATCCACAACTTGTGGAAGCACCATTTGATGTTGGTGCCGATATTGGATTTACATTTACCGTATATGCCGTTGGTTGTGAATTACACCCACTTGAATATGGATATGTTATTGTAAAATACGCCTGAAATGAATATCCACAGATATTATTTACACTTGATGATGAGTTAAATGAGACTTGTATACTTCCGTTTGATGCCCACGAGTTTACGGTAGCTGCTGGTATACTATATGTTGCAGTTCTCCATGTAGATGAACATTGACCTCCACCCCACACATTTCCTAAACTTCCTGACTCACCAATTACATTTACCCATTCTGTTGAGTTATCAATATCCCCTCTGATATAAACCGTAAGTGTTGCGTTACCTGAAGCGTTTGCCGGTGATGATGATACCAATGTTGTTACACTTCCAGGAGTGCTATATGATGTCATAATATTTGAGGATTGAGTATAAGTTCCACTACCTCCTGCCGCAGATCCTGATGTTACATAAACCGTTGAGTTAGATGTTGGTGTCGGTATTGTATAATTGTTTCCTGTTCCTAATAGTCCTGTTCCATTTGCGTTTGACCACCACTGATAATTTCCACTACCTCCTTGAGCATTTAAAGTTGTTGATTGTCCGCAAGTTGTATTAAATGATTGTGCTGTGGGTGCTTGTGGTCCGTTTGTGACCGTAATTGTGGTTGATGCACAAGTTGATGACCATAATCCATTCGCATAATTTCTTGCATAATATGTGGTTGTTGAATTGGGTGTCACATTTACTGAAGATCCTGTTGCAAACTGACCTGTAGTTCCACAACCATTTGTAAACCAGTATGTTGTTCCGATAGAATTATTCGCAGTTAACGTTGTTGATTGACCTTGACATATACTATTTGTATTTGATGATATTGAAGATGGTGGTTGTGTTTGAAGGGCCGAAGAACATGAATTTGGTGGATATGTCCAAACTGGAGGTGTTGAGTATGCGTTTGTTGCTAGTATAAGTGCTCCCGTAGCATTTGGTCCATTGTAAACTCTGTAATAGTTTTCATAAGACCATCCTCCACCATAATACCTAATTGATATTGATTGTCCTTGAAAAACATTAAAGTTATAGGTCACCGGTCCGTATCCACTTGATAGTGTATAATTCCCATAAGTCATTACACCATTTAAGTATATTCGAATATATCCGCCATTCCAACCATCACCATAGGTGTCTCTTAGTTGAACCGAATATGTGCATTGTGAAAAGACGAAACTTGTAAAAAAAACAAAAATCGATAATAATAAATTCTTCATTGCGTATAAACTTGTTTAAGTAAATTTAACGCTCACTTGAAGAATCTTATTGGAAACCCCCATCTACCATGGGCCGGTCGAGACTACTAATAAATACGAAGAAATACGTAATAAGGATATATTACTTTAACTCTATTGAGCAAAACCAACTTTTGATTTATTATTTCTTTACTTTAACAATTTCAACCGTGTCAACGGGTTCCAATGTTACGTCAATAACACCTCTTTTTAAGAAATTAAGTTGTTTTGCAGTTCCATAACTAAGATCAATAAGAATTGATGATGACCTTGGAAGTCTATCATTTACCTTAACAAAACATACAGAGTCATTATTCAAATTAGTAACTTTTAGTATTGTTCCGAACTTAAAGTATTTGTGTGCTGCAGTCAAACTATCAGAATAAAACCTTTCACCAGACGCCGTAAGTCTTCCTGTCCAATGTTGTCCGTAGTATGTCGCCTTACCTTTATACACTATCGGATCTGAAGAAACAAAAGAAATTAGAAAGGTTGATAATAAAATTAAAATTATTTTATTTAAAATTTTTGTAGTCATAAGTTGTAGATATTTTTCTTTTACCATATTTTTTTTCCATTATTTGTTGATGAAGATCCCAATTTAAAATTGATTCACTAACAGGTTGATCATCATCTTTCGCCATTGCATATAATTTTCCAATTTTCTTTAACATTTTGGTTGACACGTAATTAAATTTTTCAATTTCATCTTCAAAAAATTTGATCGGATTGTTTTCGTATTTAATTACATAGTTTAAAAACTTTTTTCTAATCTCATCCGTTTTTTCTAAAGCTTTAACTTTTTCTTCCGCTCCTGAAGGTAGTAAACCAAGTTGTCCTCCAAATCTTAAAATGTCATCCATGGCATGTTCTGTCATTGCCATAAACATTTTCATTTTGTTATTTACTAGATCAATATAGACAAGTTCCAAAACCCGATTTATTTTTTCATCAATTGTCATATCAGACGGATCTTCACCTATATGATCAATTAGTGCATCTAATCTATCTTCACTTCCTTTTAATTGTGAAATAAAATCATCGAATGTAAAGTTTTTAATTTTTAACAATTCATTATATACTCTGTTGTTTTCTAAAAACTCTCTGAACTTTGATTTTGTGATATTTTTTCTTCTAAGTTCATAAGCAACTTCTGTTGGTCTAACAAGATTTTCAATTCCTGATATATAATACAGATATCTAAAGAAAACTCTATCAATCACCGGTATTCCAAAAGTTCCTCTTATTTGAGTTGCTTGGTATTCAGCATCAGGACCAATCAAACCATATAGTTTAGCTTGTTTATCGTATTTGTGTTTAATCTCATGAGCCAAAGAAGAAACATATTCATCTCTTTCTTCTTCCATTTTACGAATAAGACCTTCTGGTGACCAATTTTCACCAACAGCAAAAGTTATACTCAATTCCAATTTGGTTGATGGTTCGTTTTCTTTCATGAATTTATCCCTGTCGAACCCAAATCTTCCTCCCATTCCCATTTGAACGATGTCCAAAACTCCTTCTTCATCTTCAATCTCTTCAATAGTCACGGTAAGTTCATATGAATCCACTTTTATCTTCTTTTTATCACCTAACTCAAATTCAATATCACCATCAAATACATATTCATCTTGTATTGTGTCAATTGATTTAATGTCTTTTTCAACAACATCATATAACATGTCGGCAGCATCCAAAATATTATCAGGAACCCCTAACGCTTCAGTAATAAGTCTCAATTGACTTTCGGTGATTAAAATATTTTTCATAATAATAAATATATTGGGATTGTAATTTAACCCACAACCCCAACTAATTCATCCAAATGATGATCAACATCTATTTCAGATTTTATCGGTCTTAGATCCATCATATGAACAATCTCGCTTAAACTATATGGGTGATAATTGTTTCCATCAACACCAACATCAAGTCGTTTACCTTGACCCCACTTATGTTTACTAGACAAATGAACGTGTCCGTGTAAGTGAATTGACCCTTTATTTAATTCATTCCAACTTGATAATGGATAATGACACATCACAAAGTTTTGTCCGTAAATTTTAACTTGTAGATAATCAGATACACTACTGAATCTTTCTTGAATATTTTCTCGATTGTTTCGTATATGATGATCGTGATTTCCTAATACAAGGTGAATATTTTTACAAATTAAACGATCTAAAAACTTACCAACATTTTCAAATCCACCAAAACTAATGTCACCCAACATAATTAATGTATCGTATTGTCCAACTTTTGAATTGATGTTATTTACCAATACGTCATTCATTTCGTCTATTGATTGAAAATCCCTTGTAGAGTTAATTGGAATTTGACCGTCTTGAGTTCTCCAATTTGTTACACCTCTACAAATATTTTTATGACTATAGTGAATGTCTGAGGTAACCCAAACTTTTCCTGTTACTAATATATCATCAAATTTCATACTAATTTAATTTGGAATCGATTTTTCATTTGTTCTATTTTGTCTTCAGGAACTCCGTGTTGGTTGGTATTTCCATGACGATTTTCTACTATGACACTAAAGACCATATATCCATGTTCTTTTGCAAGTTCAAAATATGGTTCCATTTCCCACTCTTGTGTGAAGGTATTGGACACCGCAATTTTTTTAATACCCGATGTCATCGCATGTCCAACAAACTCTTGGCATTCTTTATGAGCCTCTTTTATTTCTGAGGGGACAAAATTATAATTACCATCATTATCATAAAAATAATGATCGGCTTCAAATACGTTTGCCGTCAATTGTTTTGCAAATGTAGTTTTACCTGAACCCGGTATTCCTCTAACTATGTATAGTATTTTTTCCATGATACAAATATAATAAAAAAAATCGCATAAAAAAAGGGAGATTAATCTCCCTTTTAAACTAATTATTAAGATTAAATATATTGATCAAACTGACTTGCATCAAACGATGATGTGCTCGTGTCGAAACCTCCACCACCTTTGAATTTCACTTCTTCAGGTTTTGAGGAATCTTTTGATGGTGTAGTTCCACAAATATTTTTAATAATATTTCCTGACAAACTACCCTTTTCATCTTTATATTTCACACCTTCAATTTGGAATATTTTATTTTTACAACCAAACCATCCAAACCTTCCATCGGGTAATCTAAAACTAGCACCATTTTTGTCTTGTTTAAATGCATATCCAGTCCCTTTTGGTATTTTTATAGTCGTTCCTTTTTCTGATTTAACAATATAATCATTTTTTTGACTATATGATTTTCCACCACCAACAGCCTCAGCACCATAAGAGGTTTTTTTATCTTTTGATTGACTTTTTGCCAATTTGATTGCCGGTTCTAATGGTTTATAAACATATTCTCTCCATTCACTATCCATATCAATATCACCATCAATAGCATCAAATAAAGATTCCGCATAAGTATTTTTATATAAAAAACTTGCTCTACAAAGATCGGGAATTGTCTTAAATTTACCCAAATTTTGTTTTAACATATCTTCATTTGTTCCGGCCCCCTGTAATGATTGGAAAATAGAAACATTTATTTTTTCAAGTTCACTATTGCTCATAGTTGGTTTTCCCATGTCTTTAGATCCACAAGATTTAAAAATCTTTTTAACACCTTCCATTGTTCCATCAGAACTTAAAAGATACACCATAGCTGCGGGTCCTGGCATTGCTAATGCAAGAGTTCCTGTTACAGCGGTTCCTATAGCATCTTTCACATCACCTACACTATATTCTAATAATATAAATTTTAATTTATCGTATTGTCTTTCGGTTAGTATTATTTTTCTCATATTTACATTATTTAACTAAATGTCACATTTTTTTCATATGCGGTTAATGGTTCTGCCTTTGGTTCTTGAGTGTTTACATCTCCAACGTTAGAAACAACGGATTCTGGTTTTGCACCAACACCATGAATTTTTTTGGTTGGTGTTAATTTACCTTTACAAGATTCGAATGCGCTAATAGTTTTTGAACCAATTAAACCATCTTCAACTAATTTCACTTTTAATATTTCTGTCGGACATTCGTCGTTTAATCTCACTTGCATTTTCAAAACTTTTTCATTACAGTTTGGTTTTTTTCCTGCACATGTCATTGTCGTATATCTACCTGAAGCGACGTTAGTCGTAGGTTGTCCTTGAGGTGGTGTAACAGTAACTGTTGGATTTTGAGCGGTATATTCAGCCGCTGTCGCTGGCTCAGAACCTAACGGTGGTGATTTATAACCAGTAAGTTTTATAACTTTTCCTGTTTGGTCTTTATAATATTGAACGGGTTCTTCTTGTTCAAAAACATAATTGTTTTTGGTTGCAGTTTCATGCATATTCAAAATTCGACTTCTTTCGTTTTCATTAATCACAAAAAGATTTTTTTTCATATTTGACTTTTTATAATAAATACAACAAAAACAAAAAAAGGTGAGTAATTCTCACCTTTTTTTTTTGAGTCGACACTGAATGTGTCATTTCTCCACCACTTTGTTTTTATTAGAACAAAGAAACTATTGTCTTTCCATCCAAATTCTAATCGAATTTTGATTAGTAAAATAATTCTTGAACTGACAATTTTCTAATAACCCTTGTGTTAAATTGTAATCATACATCGGACCACTTATATGTCCCCAAGGTGTATTGTTCAATGTCAAAGTAAAATTAAATTGACTTGGATAAAAATTATATGTTGACTGAACTCCGTTGAATGAATAAACAGAATTTGAAATAAAGACAAGAGTGTCAGATCTTAATTCCTGATTAAAACTCGTGTTCAATATTTTAGTTATAACCCACGTTTGACCCTTCAAAGACACCGTAGAATCAACTGAAGTTGTGTCAGTGATGATTGGTTGTGGACTCAAAGGTTGTTGAGGTGTAACGTCTTCTTTAACACAAGATGTGATTAAAGAAATTAAAATTATTAAAAATGATAAATATTTCATACTATACTAATGTTTCGATTTTATTTCTTACTTGTTCTCCTATTGACACTTCTTTAACGTTTGTTAAAATCAAAGACTCTTTTAAAATTTTATGAGGAATGTGAACCAAAAAGGTATTTCCATCAAAATAAGATAAGTCTTCTTTTAGATTTAAGGCACCATCAACCATTTTCAAAAAGATCTTAAATTGAATTGGATCCACAAAAGACTCATTTAAAAGGTCTCCGAATTTTTCATTAACGATCGTGATTGTATGTTGAAATGTTGATTTTATCATGGTGTTTTATTTCTACAAATATACTAATAAAAAGAATAACTACAAACTATTTTAAAACTTTTTTTAATAAGTCCAACAATTCTTTGTTTTCATCTTGTTGTGGAATATCACTTTGTTTGTGGTATTTACATGCGGTATGTTCAAACCCATCTTGAGCCATTTCTAAATCAGGATTTAATTCATCTTCGGTTTCTTTAAAGAATACAAACATATGTCCCTTTTTTGTCCCATCTTTTTTGAATTTATCAATAAACCCAACAAATTCTATTTTTGGATCTAATTCAATATTTGTTTCTTCATAAAATTCTCGAATAGCAGCTTGACCTGGTGATTCACCATCTTCAATCTTTCCTGATGGTATTGACCAAACATTTGGCATTGACTTATCAGGAGCTCTTTTACATAATAAAACTTCATCATTATGTTTTAATATAATACCCGCCCATTTTTTAAAGTTAACCATAGATATTTATAAATATGAAAGTAAAAATAAATAACAATCTTTTTGATGTTAAAACTTTATTAACTTCCAAAGATACTCAAAAAGGTATGATGGGTAAAAAATTTAATGGGTTTGACGGAATGTTATTCTTTATGAAAAAAGAACCACATTCTTTTTGGATGAAAAATTGTGTGGTTCATTTAGATATTATTTTTATTAATGATGATTCAATCGAAAAAATTCATCACAACTGTAAACCTTGTATGTCTGAAGACTGTGATCGTTATGATGGTTATGGTGATTTAATTTTGGAACTTCCTGGTGGAACTTGCAAAAAATATGACATCAAAGAAGGTGATAGTATAGATTTACTTTAATCCCTCTATTTTAACTTGTTTTTTCTCATCAACAAATGACTGAACTCTTCCTCTTGCAACATCACAATAATTCGGTGAAAGTTCGATTCCCAACCAACGTCTGTCTAAAATTTCCGCGGCGACTAAACTAGTTCCGCTACCAGCGAACGGATCCAAAATTACATCGTTTTTATATGACAAGATTTTAATCGCCTTGGTCGGTATGTCCATTGAAAAGGTTGCCTTAGTCAAAGATTTAGTGTCGGCAAAATAATTCCACTGACCAAAGACAAGTTCCATAAACTCTTTTTTATCATTCTCACTATAAACCATTTTATTTCTTTTGGTTCCGTCTTCTTTTTCAACTTCAGTTAATTCACCAGTCCATTCGGGTTGTCCTTTAACTTTTTTAATATGTTGTTTTTTATATGCTAAAATAACACACTCCTTCGGGTTATAGATATAAGGACTTGATGGACTCATCCATGATCCCCAAGCTGTAGTCTTACTTCTATGTGGTGATTGTTCTTCTAAATCAACGATCCCAAAAAAACCATAACCGATCTCTTGCATAATTCTCCACATCTCAGCCACAAAAAATATACGACCACCTTTTTTCTGTCTGTTAATTTCATATGGAATGTTAAGGGCAATTCTTCCATCATCTTTCAATAATCTATACGCCTCGCTCAACCAATTTTTTGCAAACTCTTGATAATCATTAAACTCCATATCATCTTCATGAACATCATAGTCAATACCTACCCCATAAGGTGGTGAAGTCACTATAAGGTCAACTGATCCTTCAGGTAATGTTTTCATCACCTCAACACAATCCCCATTTATTATTTTTTTTGTTTCTATCATATTCTTAAATTATTGTTGTTAACATTTGTGCCACTTTATATCCTGTGAAAGCTCCGGCCGCTGCAGATCCAGGTAAAACGATAAACTTTCCAAGTATTGTGTCATATTTCTTTCTATTTACAATATAAGAAATCAATATGTAATAAACAATATAGTTGATTAAAACAAATAAGTCCAGTTCTTTTGAAACAAAAACAACAATTGAATTTCCTAAAAAACCCCAAATAAAATTGATTAAAGTTTCTCTCATCAATTCGTTTGGTGTTGTTATTGCACCTAAGACGTTAATCTCTCGATTCAGACTTGATTTTTTGTTTGAGTTGTTCGATGTGGTGGTCGAGATACCACTTTGCTTTGAGTAAATCCTCGAGTTCTTTGTTTTTTCCTTTTTTTCCTGCACGACTAATATATTTTATTGTATTTCCTAAACTAAATCCTAATTCCCAAGCATCTATCACTTTGATTGCTTCATATTCATTATTTTTTCCTCCGTAATGATCGGGGTGGTTTACTTGTTCTTTATTATTTTCCATAACTTATTTCCAAAATAATTGTATTACTAATATTCCTAATGCTAATACCAAACAAACTATTGTCTTTAACGTCAACGGTTCTTTGAATATCAACCAACTTAACCATGTGAATACGACAGCTCCAATACTAAACCCTATAAGTCTTGACGGCCACATTTGACCATCAAAGGCTATTACCATATTCTTAACTGAATACATAAATAACATTGAAATTGGCATTCCCATTAAAACCAAAAACCAATAATGATTTTTGAACCATTCGTATTTTAAAGGTCCTTGTAGTTGAAAAAATGTTCCTATTTGTGCAAAAAACCCAAAAATAATTCCAACTACAAGTGCGACAATATTTGTCATTAATTTTTCTCCTCTTTATATTCTTTTAATAATTCTTCGGTTGTATCCAATGATTTAACAATTTCACGAATGATTTTATATGGATCGGCATTTGATCCTGGTCTACGGTCTTCAACATAACCTTCCCAATTTTCTGCGGTGTCTTTTGGAACTCTAATTGATGCTCCACGATCAGACACACCCCAACTGAACTTATTTATTGATTGAGTTTCATATTCACCGGTAAGTCTTAAATGATTTCCTGAACCATACGCTTTAATGTGATCGTTATGTCTTGCTTCAAATGCGTTGAATAGTGACATAAAATACTCTTCGTTTCCTTCATATCTCATAATACCCGTTGAGAAGTTTGTATGAAGACCTGATCCATTCCATTCTCCGTGAGTTAATGGTTTTGGATGAAGTTCAATATGGTATCCGTATTTTTCAGCAATCTTAAATAAGAAATAACGAGTCATCCAAAGATCATCACCACCTTTATGTTTCCCTTGCGAGAACACTTGATATTCCCACTGACCTAATGCTACCTCAGCGTTTATTCCTGTAAGGTCAATTCCATAATTTAAACACATGTTCAAATGTTCGTCAACAAATGGACGACCCACCACATTATGCCCAACTCCACAATAGTATTCACCCTGTCCTTTTAGAATGTTTCTTTTATGACCCAAAATATTACCATTAATTTCTTCACGAATAAAATACTCTTGTTCAAAACCAAACCAAAGATCTTCATGACCTTCAGTAATTTTTGATCTATAATTTGTTTCATGTGGAGTTCCATCAGGGTTTAATACCTCACATAAGACATAAACCGTTGATTGCATATCTTGAATATAATGTCTTACAGGTTTTAATAAAAGATCTGATTTTTCGGTATTTGCTTGTCCTGTTGATGATCCGTCAAAGTTCCACACCGGAAAACTATTGTCTAAAAACGCGGTGTCAATTGTTCCGTAATTAACAATTTTAACTTTACTTCTAAGGTTCGGTTCTGGTTTATACCCGTCTAACCAAACATATTCTAGTTTAATTTTCATTTTTTATATGTTTTCGGATTTTATTTTCAATATATAACCTTCTGATTTTTTTACCTAACTCGGTATCATTTGGTGTTTCTTTGATAAGTTTTTCTAAAACTTTTCTAATTTCTTTTTCCATATTATTTTCTAATACTTTCTTCTTTTTTTGTTTGTAATATTAGTCCTGCGATTCTTCTTTTAAACATTGGAAGTAAAGTTTCATTTATTGGGAAAATTCCACTTGATTCCATTTGAAAAATGGGACTTGTTTTTTTGTCCACACTTGTGAACGAAGAAAATGTATTTATAATTTTTGGTATTGTCAAATCGTTTAATTGATCGTTATATATCAAATTAACATTTGTCATTTGTTGGGGATTGGTTTTGGTTTCTTTCTTTATTGAATACTCCCACACATAATGTTTTTTTTCGTGGTCAATAAAATAAAAAAATCCTTTGGGGTTAGTTATATTCTTTTTGTTTCTTCTTATTTTCATATCCAAAGAATCAAATACAATTGTCCATACAGATTTTGCAATATTGAAATATTCCATTATTCTTGGTGCCGAATACGATAAAATTTGTCTAAACTCTTTTTGTTCGTCTTCTGTTAATTTTGGCATTTCTTTAATTTTAAGATCTTTAACCAAAATTTCGTCATCAATATTTATCAATTTTTTATCTGTGTAAATAATTTTTTGATCTCTAATCAATGCTTGAACATTCATTAAATGTAATGACAATTCTATGAAGCCAGGATATAACTCAAGATTATCAAGTTTTTCACCCATTTTTTGAAAATAAGACAGTAATTTATACTCCTTATACTCGCTATCAATTGGTTTTTCAAACATCCAATCTGTGTTCAATAAAAATTCAATTTTTTTTCTTCTTGCCATATGTTTTAAAACATACAACAAATTGTTTGACAAATAAAGACCTAAGAGACCCTTAATACATAATACTCGGTTCCATTTATGTTATATGTATCGTAGTCTCCATCGTAAGAGTTAAGTATTGAACCGTAACCATCTGAATTAACTACTGTGTCTACAATATCATCAGTATTAATAAAATCCATAATAAAGTCTTTATCGTAACCAAACATACTAATAAAACCTTTTATGTCGTCTTCATATTCACTAACTCTATCGTTTATTTCGTTTTCAATTACACTTTCATCGTAATCACCTTGAGGATCATCATTAATTTCTTGAATTGTTTCTTCTAAACCTTCAATTTTTAACTCAAGAGCTTCGTATTGGTCATCAGGTAAATCTTCATTTTCTAATCTTTTATTTAAAGAGTCTAAGGTTAGTTGAAGTTGTTGAACTTGTCTCATTTGTTGTTGTGTTAGTTCTAATGGAATATCATAATTATCAGGTTCGTCTCTTATTATGTCATCGTAAAAATCATATAACCAACTTCTCCAACTTTGTGTATCTAAAGCACCTTCAAAAACCCACTCTGAAAACGACTCAATTCCCATGTCGTCTAACATTTGTTCAACCGCAACTTTTGCTGCGTCATTGGCTTCCTCTTCTGTGTAAACATCATAGGAATTAGGATTAAATCCATTATCACCACCTAACCATTCGTATTGTTTTCCATACCCATAGGTCGCTCTTCCACTTGGGTAAATATAATACTTGTCTTCGGGAACCTCATTTCCTTCTTCATCTTCAACCGTGTCAACATAACCATTTTGTTCTAAGTGTTCATATAGAGCTTCAGTTCTTTCTGAATCGTCATCTTCATTTTCAACATCCCATTCACCTTCTTGTCTTTTTTCATCTAACTCAGCAAGTTTTTGATCCAATTTTGCTTGTTCCTTTATTTTCCACATAGAAGATCCGTAGTCACTAATATAACGATCTACAGTAATTCCGTTTAAGTTTGGAACATTAGTGTTAGAAATATCAAGTCTACCCATTACTCTTACAACACCGGTAAGTGGACCAACATTTTTGTATTTACCAAGATTTAAGTCTCCAGTAATTACAATACCTTTACCTCTATATGGTTTAAGTCTTGTTATTCTTTCAGCAATACCACCAACATCATCCAATAACTCTAAGTATTCGTCAGGTGAAATTGAAACAAGGTTCTCATCTTGTTCTAAAATATAATTTTTAAAAAACTTTTTTAATGACATATGTTATAAATATACGAATAAAATATAATTGATTTTTTTTATTTAGTGATTAAAGTTTAGTTAGTTGATATTTATAGACAAATAAACCACTTAAAAATAATTAATATGGGCTGCGGATGCAAAAACAAAGGACAGGCACAACAACCTCAAACTCAAACACAAACTCAACAACAAGCGTCTCAAACAAACGCTCAGACAAAATCTAATGTTCAAGAGAATGTGAAAAAAGTGATTTCAAAATATTATAGAAGATAATATTTGTTGTGTGAAAAATTATAGGTGTTCTAATCGGACACCTTTTTTTTTATTTGATATTTATTAAAGGTATGAGTTTAGAAAGAGTAAAGAATTTAATTCAGTCATTTAACGATGGTGACTACGATGATGATATTGAACCGTATTTCAATACCTTAATGAATTTTTTAAACTTTGTTAAAAAATATGGTTTATTAGATGAACTTGATTTAGGACAAATATCATCAAGAGAGTTTGATGATGAACTTTTTAACTTCTTTAAAGAAAATGGTGTTGTATCAAACATGGATTACGATAACATGCCAGAACAATTCAAAAATAACTTTTTACTTTATGGTTTAGAAAACAACTATGAAAACACAATGTGGTTTATTACACATAATCTTATTACTGATGTAGTTATTAAACCAGACGGTTTTTATCTTCATTTAAGAGATAGAGAAGAACTGGAGATTTTATTTTGTGGTAATAGACGAGGTGAAGGTGCAAGATATGTTGCAAAAATTGTTTTAAGTGAAGATGGTTTAGGTCATGATTGGTATTATGACAATAGTGTAAACCCACATCAAGTTGTTGAAGAACTGGATGACGCAAACATTACAGCACTTAAAGATATTATTTTTAAAGAAATCGGAGATAAAGAATTATCCTTAGAAGATTACAACTCTGACTTTTTTGAAGAACTTTCTGAAGAACAAGGAACTGAAGGTTATTTTAGATTAAGAGCCCAAGACTTAGAAGGTTTAGTAAAAGATGAAGAGGCCTTTAACGAGTTATGTGAAAGTGAGTTAGACGATTTAGGTCAGAATTTGAAAAGTTTATATTGGAATTCTGAAAATCAAGCATATGAAGATGAGGCATACGATTTAGTTTATGGTGGTTTAGAGGAATACTTTGAAGGAAGAATTAGTGAGGTTCCAAGAGAGGTAACCAGAACTGATGGGTCTAAAATAACAAGATACGATCAATATATTAAAGTAAGAAACTTTCCAAATATAATTACGACTTTTTTAGAATCTAACAAGGGTGGTTATTGGAATGATTCTCATTTAGAATATTATGGTGGTTTAATTTCGTTAATGACTGGAATGATGAATAACGACGATATTGATTGTATTGATTTTAGAGCTCCTGATTATCCTGATTGGAATAGAACAAGAAAGAATATTAACGAAAACTTCTCTGAATACCTCTAACTATTTATAGTTTCATTTATTTCTCATATACATTTTAAAAACCAAAAATATGAGAAAATTAGAAAAAAACACAAGACGGTATTTTGTAAATCTATTTGCCGACTACATCTTATCTAAATTCGACAAATCAGAAAACACAATTATTCAAGTAACCGACTTTGAAAACTTTGTTGTTGTAAATGGTCAAACAACAAGTTCAAATGTTTTAGAAATGCTTGAACTAAAATCTGAATTTATTGAGTCAAATAAAGAATTATTTAATTCTTTGGATAAGAAGGATCTGAATGTAATTGATATTATCAAATACGATCAAGAAATAACAGATCTAAAACGAGGATGGATCAACGTAAACAAATCTTTATATGTTGATCAACATGATCCCATTTCAGAGATAAACATTTCATCAGAATTTCCATATGGACATAGTTTAGGGTGTGGAAGAGGAATGTTTTACTACTCACACTATATCTTTAATCACATGCATTCTTTATTGGGTGTAGACAAGTTATATTTTCATTATTCAAGTGAACTTGATGAAAATGAAGACTACGATATTAAAGTTGTGTCTGATTCAAGATATTCAAAAAGTCAGATCACTAATCTTGTATTGGATGTGTTTGATATGGATCTAACCGAATTTAAAGAAAGACTATCAAATTACAATTTTACAGAAGATATTACAAATCCGTCATTAGACAAACCATACTTAGTTCAAGACCGACTAATAGATGTGGTTTTAGTATAAAAAAGAAACCCCACTTTAAAGGTGGGGTTTTTTGTTACTTTTCATAAAATTCTTTAATGATTTTTAAACCGTGTTCAATATCTTCAAAATCTCGATCAGGAGCAAATAAACCTGTTTTTGGGACTTCACTTTCAAAATCTTCAATTAACATAAATGCCGGAACAAAATCGTTTCCTGTTGCTTCAACAAACATATCGTATTCTTCTTCAAACTCTTCAATGTCTCGATCAACATATATAATGTCTTCTTTATCCAACATTTCTTTTAACATGACACAAAATGGACATGACTTCATTGTAAATAAAACGGCTACCTTATCCATTGATTAATTCTGTTACTAAACCTTTTATTTGTCCTTCAGAAAGAACACCAACTTTTGTTTCAACCACTTCACCTTTATTGAATACTTTAATAGTAGGAACGCTTCTAATTCCAAGACTAATTGCAATCTCTCTATTAAGATCAACATCCATTGTATACATTTGAACTTCCGAGGTATTCTCGGTAGTTAATTTTTCAAATATTGGTTTCATCATAGAGCAGGGGCGGCACCATTGGGCATGGAAGTCCACTATAACTTTTTCCCCGTTATTTATCTTTTGTTGTAAATCTACACTACTAATTTCCATCTTTTTTTAATTTTTTTAAGTTTAATATAAAGAACTCAACATCTTTTTTCTTTCTAATAGGATAATATATTTTACAAGAAAAAGAAGAGATCATTGGCTCTAATTTTGATAAATATATATAAATGTCATTATCAAAAACAAAAATTGAATCTGAATAATGTGTTCCGTCAACATAATTTATCCCCTCTAAAAAGTATGGTGTAAACTTTGGTTTATCCATTAAAGTTCCAGATGTTAATCCATGTCCATCTGTTAATTCGGTAATTGAGTAGAACTCCCCTGTCTTTTCGGTTATTAGTTCTAAAAATCGTTCTTCGTGTTTAAATGTTTCCATAAGTAGAAATGGGGGTCAGTGACCCCCGTTTTTTTGTTTTATACCAATACCAACTCTTCAGCCGCTTCCCAAAGTTTGGTGTTTAGGTTGTGTGAAGCTTGAATGCTCTTGATCCCACGAAGTTTGGTTGTTCGTCCTCGTGGTGTTTGATAAGAAAATCCACCTCTCATCATTTTCTCTTGAATCACATTAAATACGGTCCAAAGATCACTTCCCTCATCCTCAGGACGAAATGGTGTTAGAAGATCACTTACGTCAATTGACGCTGGAGCATTTCCAACAGCCCATCGGATTTGAACCGCTCGTTTGATTAAACGAAGTTTTTCTTTTTCGGTCAATTCTTTTTCCATCATTCTGGAAACTGACTCTTCAATTTTTGGAAGTTTTTTTGAAAAGTCCTCGGCTAAACCTTTAACCTCATCTAAAGAGAAATGGTTATGACGAAGTGAAAATCTTTCAGCAACTGAGGTGGGAACCGTAAGTCCGTTGGAACAAACTAGTCTAAAGAGTCCTGCTCCCATAGAGAAAGTTGCTGATCCATCGTGAGAGTTACGAATAATTGCTTCAACCACAGTGTCACCAACTTTAGGAAGTTGTCCATTTCGGTATTTCAACTCGTGAACAGAATGAATTCCACGACCTGTTTGTTTTACTGACGAAAGTTGCCAACCTTCACGATCAAACATCTCCATTACTTCGTTGGTTGGGACAAACTCATATTTGTTTGTCATTTTTGAAGATGGTGATGTGGCGAATACTGCCGGAGCAATTGATTTGATTAATTCTGGTGTATATATCATAGTTTAATTATTTTCTTTGTTTTTGTGTTTTGTTTTTCTAGTATAGTTTTTCTTACTTTTTTGAATAGAAGGTCTTGTCGCCTGCCATATTTCATTCATAGTAAGTTCAATCTTTTTCATTTTGTTTCTCGTTTATCACAATACAAAGATATGTAATTTTTGATAAATACCAAATATTTTAGAAAAAAAAAAACCACAGTTTTCTGACTGTGGTTAAATTAATTGTATTCTGACAATTAATTCTTAATTTAAATCACACCAACCAAAACAAATTTTACCGAATGTGATTTTTTTTACTAACAAACAAATCTTTTTTTTCATTTTTATTTTTTTTTTAGTTTAGAATTATATTACCCCATTTTGTTTTTTGAATAAACCCTTGAATTCTTTCAATAGACTCTTCGGTGCTTACTATCTCAGGCATTTTAAGTTGTATAACAATATCAACCATCTGTTGTCGAGTAATTATGTGATCATCACTTTCTTTTGAATTTTTTTCACATTGTTCTCTTAACTTATCAAAAAACTCTCGTTTTTGAACCGACCCGATTAAATCCATTAAATCGTTTGGGTTATTCTCAAAAAAAGTAATAAGTTGTCTTAAATAAACTTCACAATCTACATTTCCCATAACAACAAATATAATTTTTTATTAACTTAAAGTCAAAAATTAAAGACCTAAATCACTTAAATCAACATCATCATATCCTTCATCTTCATCCTCATCATCATAACCCATAGCATCTTTATAATCTTGTTCTTTCAATTCTTTAACAATTTCATTTACCATTTGTTGAATGATTTGTTGTCCTTTTGGATCATCACTTAAAATCAATTTTGCCAACTTCATAAACTCATTAGCACTTAATGCTGAAAAACGCATAAACAAATAATGTTGGATGTGTTTCATGTCATCTTCAAACAATTCCATAGGATATGTTGCCACAAATTTTTCCCAAAATACAGGACCTAATCTAGAGTCCCAAATCTCAGAAGGAAGTGAATCCTCAGCTCCTAAGACCATTTCAGCTTGTCTTGGGTCATCAGGTAGTCCGTGTGTTCCAAACACCTCGTAAACTCCTTTAACTAACTCGTGAACAAGAAGTGGAAATGTAACGGCTCTTGCTTTAACCGTTGGTGGATCTGTTTGATCGTCAAATTCAGATTGTCCCATTTGACCACCACCACTTCCGGCCATTCCTTCCATGTCAGGAAATATCCAATAAGCGTGTTCCATAAGCGCTTGAGTAACGGCATATAGGTTCATTAATTGTGGGTTGATGTCGTTAATCTCGTCTCTAACAAGATTATACATGTGTCCTCCTTTAAATGCCGCTCCTTGAATAAGTGAGTTGATAAATCTTCTTTTTGCTCTTTCTAAATTGAAATTCTCAATATCACCCATAAGTTCTTCAACTTCTTCTTCACTTGGCATCTCAGGTTCGCTTTTCATACCTTCAGCAGCACCCATAGGTTGCATTACAAGTTGAGCGTCAAATTGCATTGCCCCTTCAGGAATACCCAATTCTTTTACAACTAATTCAACTGCTAAATCTTCCAATTCTTCTTTATTTTGAGATTGGATCATTACAAGTCTTTGCATTGCTTGACCAACGGTCATCATAAGTTGCATAAGAGCGTTTCCTCCTTGAATGGTTCTTGTATCTCCCATCGCCATTCTAACTTTTTCAACTGAGTCTTTAAATCTTTTAGAAGATATCAACTCAACAAAGTCTCTATCCATTTTTGGCATTGCAGGAAAATTAGAATAAGGTGTTTGTTTTCCTAATATTTTTCTTTCTACATCACCGGCCATTCTTTCAGGACCTTCGTAGTCAATTGGAGCTTCCATAAGTTTGATAAACTCTTTTTTGGAAATACCTTCCGTAAATAATCTTTTTTTAATATTTTTCATCTTATTCAAAATCTATTCCTAGTTCATCAAAGGTCAACCAAGTTGGCATATCACCTTTTCTTTTTCTTGCCTTTGGATCTGGCTTAGGTCCTGGTTTGGGACTATAAGGAGTTTTAGGTTTTTTTTCTTTTGTTCTTTCCTTTTCCTTAGTTCTTTCTTTTTCTTTTGTCCCAGGTAACATAACAGGAAGATCCATTTCTTCATCAAGTTCCATATCATCCATAGATGTGTCAAATTCTTCCATATCTTCATCATCCATAGATGTATCAAATTCTTCTTGGTTATTTTTTAATCTTTGACTATACATACTTTCCACTTCACGAGGGTCAATACCCATAAGAGCAGCTTCCGCTCCGTATTTTTGATTTAGTCTATCAAATTCTTCTTGGTCATCTTCAAATAATTGTTGTTCTGAAATCACACGACCTCTATCATAGTTAAAAAGATATTTAATATCTTTTAATTCTTCATTTAAATTCTTTTTCATGATCATTTTTATTTAATAAATATCATAAACTTTTATTCTGTCACCAAATAATAGTTGAACCCCATAGAATAATATAAGAATTGCCCTTTATTTTTTAAAAGTTCGTTAATTTTTTCTTTTTCAAACAATTTAGCTCCAACAATTTTTTGATTCTTATTCAATTTTCTACCGGTATGGGTATTGATTGTCCCTTCGACAGGATCCAAATAGTATTTAAGTTTTTTAATTAAAGTTTTTTTATCACCAACGGTTCCAATTCCGTATTTTTTACAAAGTGATTTTATTTCAGTAAGTTCTAGTGTATTAAGGTCATTCATAATACAAAGATAAGAAAATTTTAGATAAACACCAAAATTATTTTTTTAACCGACTCATGTTTGGATACTTTCTTTGATAGTAATTCCAATTTAATCCTTTATTTTTTTCTTTATCAGAAAATCCGTGAAAATAAGCTTCATTTACAATCTTTTTTTCAAGTTCAGATACTTCTTCTTTTAAATTAAAAAGGATTTCTAATGTCTCTAAGTTATTTGATTGTTCTTTGATTAAAGAATCTATTTTTTTCTCAATTGGTCCCATGATTTTAAATATACTAATCTAAATTTTCTAATTCAACCTCAACATCAATAGGAATTCCATATTTTTCTAATAATTTGTAGAAAAAATCATAACATTGGTAATTTAGTGCACCAAAAAAGTCACCAGTTTCATACGCTTCTTGAGCTTCATAGAGTGCATCCCAAAGACTACCATTAACCAAACTTTGTTCCTCAGTGTCAGGATCAAGGAAATCATAACTTACTGTTCCGTTACCATCAATCTCAACTAATAGAACGACAACATCGTATTTATAACCCCCTCCTTTTACTTCCTCAATATTAGTGACTTTAATTTCAGTGTCTAAGTCTATTTCAGGGACAAAAAGTCTAAAAGTTTTATCTAAGACCTCTTCTGTTAATTTTTCAAATAGATTATTAAAACCTCCGTTATACCTATACCAAATAGGTCTTATTTTTTGAAAGTCTTCGTTTGTATTTTTTTGAATTCCAGAAATATCATAAATAATATCATCAAGATGAGGTTCTTCACCCATCTTTTTTTGTTTGTCCCAAATTTTATAACAAAACTTGCGAAGATTTTCTTCGGTAAGATTTTCCGAAATCAAATTTTGTTGTCTTTCTGATATTATTATTTTCATCTTCTTTTTTTAACTTTATTAAAACCATTTCTAATTTTTTCATTAAACTGACCACTAGATAACAATAAAAAATCAAATTTATCGGGTGTTATCTTAGGATTTCTATACTCAAACTCCCTTCTAACTCTACTAATAAGCCGATTCTCATAAACCCCAAAATTATCAGGTTTATTACCTGGTCCTCCTTTTTTAATATCATTATTAAGTTCAATAATAACCTCATCAATGATTTGACCTATTTCGGTTAATCTTCTTAATAATTTTATTTGATCTTCTGTTATTAATATTTTCATTATCCTATGTTTGCACCACTTACTTCTTTTATTTCTACATCAGGGAATAATTTTTTGAAGTAGTCATATACTGCGTGTTTGATGTGTCTTGATACAATATGGTATGGTATTACCTCTTCCATCTGCTCATCAACAGAATAATCATAATATAAGGTTTTAGATTCTTTTCTATACACAAATAGTAAATTACCATTTTCACCCATTAAGTATATTGACCCATGACTGTCGCCGTAAGACTTAACATCCTGTTTTACCATCTTTATAAACAACTTCTTATACTTCGGGTATTCATCAATATACTCCGCATCGAAACGATCTCTATTGTAGTCTTCGTTGATTAACCTTAACTGATCTTCAGTGATTATGATTTTCATAATAATAAATACCTTGTAAAATAAAAAACCCACCTTTATGTGGTGGGTTAAATTTGTTGTTTTTAAGCTTTATTAACCTGAACTATTAAATCAGCAATTTTACTTTCGTAAGATTTTTTAACATCTGGTGTCATTTTAGGAAGTAATCGTTGATAAGTAGATTGTAAATTTTTCAACTCTTGTTCTAATTGTTTTTTATCCTTTTTTACTTGTCTTGCACCTTGTCTTTCCTGTCTTTGTTGTTGTCTATAATCTTGTCTTATTTCTTTTCCAGTTTTAAGTGGTGTTGTTGCTGATGCTCCCGCCGCTGTTGTTGGTGTCGTTTGTGTTTGTGTATTGGATAATGAAGTGGCCGGCGTGACAGCTCCTGTAACCGCAGTTCCTTGATTACCTGTCACCGCATCAGGTCCTGTTGTTGGAGCCGTTGCGGTATTTGTTGTTTGAACAGGTGGTTCAAATGTCTCATCTGATCCGTCTGTCGCTTCTGGTTTTGGTGCTACGGCCTGAAATGGTAATTTTTTAATTGCGTCAAGTCCAGGACCAGATTTTGCTTCAGTCCAATTTATGAATTTTTTTTGTGCTAAAAAAGATTTTGCCTTTTCACTTTTAGGGGTTGCTTTTAACTTAAAGAAATATTTATCACCTTCTTTTTTGTAGTCGTAATCTTTGTCGTTATTATACATTTCGACATTTTTACCTTCAGCATCCATTCTCTGCTCAAACAAAAATTCTTTTTTAATTGCGGATTTATGTAAATTTAAAATACGACTTTTTTCAGATTCTGTTAGATTTAATAAATTTTTCATAATTAAGTAAATAAGTTGAAGTCTTCGTCCTCCTCAGCTCTTCTTAGAACTGAATCAGGGATTATGTTTTTACCTTCAGCACCTGGTATATTCAACACCATTAGATTTGGCATATCACCAATACACTCAGGAAGTCTTTGAAGGTTTTTATTATCAACCAAAGATAAATATTGTAGGTTTGATAAAGAACATATTGCTTCAGGAAGTGATACAATACAATTAACAAAGTTAAGTGCTTGTAGTTGTTTAAATCTACTAATGTCGTTTGGTATATTCAAAGCTATATTGTCCCCTCCTCTTGAAGTGTTTTTGAATGTAAATCTTTTAAGATTTTCAGGTAATGTTGCAAATAACTCATCAAACCCATAAAGAGCAACGAATTTAGATGCCGAGTCACCAGGATAGTCAATAATAACTTTATCACCTTTATCACCTGACAATGATTTCATAAACTCAGGTTTGAAGAATGTTTTAAGACCTTCTTCATTTGTGTTTAAGAAGTCAACCAAATTAATTTGTCTATCAGATGGATCCATGTATTGATTAGAAGGGAAATGGAACTGATAACGAAGTGCTGGAAGACCAGATACATCACCATATTCTTTTTCACCTCTATGTTTTTGACCTTTATTAGGTATAACAACATATAAAGGACCATCTTTGATATAACGATCAAACCAAGTTAATCCTGGTGAAGATGTGCACCATCTTGTTTCACCTTTACCCTCTTCTTGGTATGAACCTCCGTAAAAACAAGCGGCGTCCTTACCAAGTTGTCCTTTATCTTCAATTTTTGCAACCGTCCAATCTTGACCACGATAAACGATTTCAGCTCCAGGGTGTTGATATGTTTTAGACGCTTCTTTCTTTTCGTCTTTAGTTGCTTTAGTTTTTTCTAAACTAAAATCCTTAACATTATCATATAATGTATCAGGAGTTAATTTATTAATATCACGAAACTCTTGAGGTAATCTATTTTTGAATTTTTCAAATTTTTTAAGGTCACCAGTCACTTTATATAAATCTTCCATAAACAAATTTTGGAATTCTTTAAGTGCTGATTTATACTGACCTGATTGAGGATCTACAATATTTAATGGGTGATCTGAAGGTAACTTTGGTGTTACAAAGTTTTTTAATAACCACTGAGAGTATTTTCCGATTTTAACTCGGTCCATATCTTGTGGTTTTATATTATTAATATCCATTCCTTCAGGAAACCTTGAAGTTGGATCGGCAGCGATTAAAGCAATTAAAGTTTCAAACGGCATAATACCTTTTTGACCCTTATCTTTTGGTTTTACGAACTTATCAAAAAGGACTTGAAATCTTGAACTTTCAACAATAAGATCTTTTAAAATATTTGTAAATCTAAGTGACATAGTGATTTTTTTATTAATAAATATTTGTAAATGCGAAAAAATTAATAATTCATGATAAGTAATTCCTCACCCATGTTTTGTTTCTCACCTTTTTTGGCTGAAGCCGCCTTTGCGAACTCCTTTCTTACCCAAGTGTATTGATCTTCAGGGAACCATTCGTGAAGTAATTCAAAGTCATAATACGACAATGAAAACTTACCTTGAACTCCGTGTAGAACATTTGCCAACCTTTCATGATCCTGTCTGTCAAAATCGTGGTTGGAGTAATAGTTTTCCGTTTTCCAATAAGGTGGATCCAAATAAATGTATGTAGATGGTGAATCGTATTTTTGAATTACGTCAGCAAAATCCATGTTCTCAACGTCTGTAATCTTCAAAAAGTGATCCACCCAATCAGGTTTAGATAATTTATCTCTAAATGTAAGATACTTTGATTTGTATTTTCCTTTAAGGTCAATAAAGTTTGATGTTTCAGGTTTTGAACCACTAAAAACTTGGGTTAGAATATAAACATATTTAGCGGCCACTTCATAATCTCCAGCCTCTACGTTAAAACTTTTATTAAAAATTTCAGCCTGAAAGTTTACAAATTGTTCACGATATATTTCAGGTGTAACATCTACACCTTGTTTTTGACAATCAATAGAATTGATTGCTCGTAGTAATTCTGTTGGGTTTTGAACACACTTGAATAGATTATAATTCAACGGGTTAAAGTCGTTGTAAACCACTTTATTTAGATTGGGGAATTGTTTTAGATCCATGTTATAGAAACACCAATACATACCTCCAAAAGTCTCAAGATAGACTTCCATATTTTTATCATAGAAAGGGACGATCCACTTTCCAATTTTACTCTTACCACCAATGTATGAAACCAAAATATTTATTTTTTTCTGTATTTATATTTTTCTCTGATTATATCAATAACCTCATCAAAGATAATTTTTTTTCTAATTAAAAACAAGTCTGTATCAGAATAAAATCCATTGTAGATTTGTTCAATATCCGACATACCCGCCCAACCAACAAACTTATATTGTTTATTTTTTGGCCCATAAAGTTTGTTTACATTAACCCCAAATAGTTTACCCATTCTTTCATTTAAAGTTTCTATAAACTTAACTGAACCTCCAACAATTCTTAAATCTCCTCGTTTAGATTGATCCCGTTTATCTTCATTAATTCTAATACATCCATCACCATCAAAATATCCTCGTAAAAAATGTTTTTCAAGTTTTTCATCAATTTTGGGGTATTCTATTGTGTATGTTTTATTTTGATGTATTCCAAGATTCTTTAAATCATTTATCATTTTTTTACTGGAAAATCCAACTTCAGAAATATCTCTATTTTTACTTCTCCATATTTCAACCTCACTATCTAATAGAGATATAAATCTTTCAAGTATATCTTCATCTTTATTATGAATCTTAATAACTAATTTATACCTATATTCTTTTGGGTTATCAATTAAACACCCGTCCGCAAAAATAAAACCAAGAAAATATGCCTTTTCAGGTGTGTCTATTACTTCAAAATAATCTTCATTAAATTTCTTTCTTTTCATAATACTCCTTAACTAAATTTTGTATGAATTTAGAAACACTAACTTTTTCTTCTTTCATTTTATCAAAAAGATATCGGTCAATACTAATTCCGTATTTAACTTTTTTATCTTTATCGTCTTTATAAGGTTTTCCTTTTGTTGCCATATATAATATAAATATACTCAAACCTAAGAAAAGTGCGTCGAAAGTAAATTATTTTTTTATTATTTATTTTCAACTGACTAATAATTAAATTATAGGTATGGAAGAGAAAAAAGCAACAGAAGTAAAATGTAAAACTTGTGAAGAAAGTAGACAAGTTAAAAACACACAAAAATTCGTTTTGATTTTTGGTGGAGTGTTCACCTTTTTTGCCCTTTATGGGTTTGTATCAGCAATTAAAGATTTAATAAGTCTTTTTTAATCCCGTTGAAACTTAACGAATTGATTAATAATCAAATCGCCAACCGTATCTAATTTAAACCCTTTAGATTTAATTCTTAAGGGTTTTGACGTATCCACTTGTTTAGGTAATTTAACGTTTAACGAACCATCAGGATGAGGAATTGTTATACCACCACTTTGTAGGTCATTTAAATTCATAAAAGAATCATATACCAAATGATTTCCAACTTTGGTAAACCCATTTTGAGGTTGTAAGTCAACTTTGACAATTAAATCACCATACATACCATTTTTAAAGTCCCCCATTTCTGAAAGTCGTAAAAATTGACCATTATCGATTCCATGTGGTAATGAAACATCTAAAGATTTCATTTCAGGTTTAGATCCGACACCTTTACATAAAAAACATGGATTTATTAAAAAATAACCTCGTCCTTGGCAACTCTCACAAACAGATTGTGCCAGTTGGACAAACATACCTGATCCAAATTGTTTAACTATAACTCCGGATCCCGAACAAACATTACAGGTTCTTTTATCACCACCTGAACCATTGCAAGGATCACATTTAACTTGTCGTCTATATGATAGTGTGTGTTTTCCTCCGGTATATGAATTTAGTGTTCCAATATTTACGGTAATATTTGATGTATGAGCCGGTCTATTTTGTCGGTTCATAGAATTAACAAAACTATTGAAGTTAAATGACCCTCCTCCAAATGGATTCTTTCTTTGTTGATCGTATGAACTTCTTTTACTTTCATCACCTAATGTGTCATAAGCCAATGATATTTTTTTAAAAAGGTCTTCATTACCACCAGTGTCTGGATGATTTTCTTTCGCTAACTTTCTATATTTTTTTTTAATGTCTTCTTGTGTTGCATTTTCGTCAACCCCTAAAACATCATATAAATTTTCATTATTCATTTATTTATGTATGATCTTATAATTTAATTATGAATTACCTCGTGGTATTGTTTAAAAATAAAGAAAGAAAAAAAATAATCAACAAGTTTAAGACCTTAAAGAATGCTCAAGATTTTTTTGACAAAAAAATTGATGATAGTTCAAAAGTTATTTTTGGTAAAGAGATTGAAAATGCGTCCGATTGTTTTTTTGAGTTGGCTCTTTTAAAAAGAAGAGATGATAATTTTGAAACTATGTTTGTTAGAGATGATTATGGAAGACAGGTTAAGATTGAAACAGATGATCCTGACTACAAAATCATAAAAATTTCAAAATATTTAGTTGAGGAAAAAATTTTTGACATATCGAAAAATAAAAAGATTTCAGTTAACGATTTTATTAAAACTTATCTTCCAAAAAATTCAATAAAACTTATTTCATCTTTAAATAATAAAATTATTGTTCAAAACGACAATTTAATTAATTTATTTTCACTAAAAAATGAAATGGAATCTAAAAGGTTTTTAGATAGTTTAAGTGATTACTTTCAAAAGGAAGGAAGAATTGATTCTATTATTGTTAGTGAATCCTCAAAAGAACAGAAAAAATATTTATATGATCTACTTTGTTCTTCAGGAATTGATAAACAAACACTATATCGAAGATCAACGACCTTTAAAAAAAGAAATTAATTTTTCTCTTATGGTTTTTTTTGGTTCTACTTTTGGTTCCTCAACGATATTATCATATTTTTGATTCGCAATTTCCTCGTGAATAAACACATGTTGAACTCCTGAAATATCTATAGAAAACTTTTTATGTTGATTATCAATTTTTCTAAAATTGCTTTGGACTTTTTTAAAATCATCGTCATTCAATTCATATACACAAATCATTTTACCATCTTCAAAAAGAGTTTGAAGAGCGTCTGTTATAAGAGCAAGATTTTCTAAGACCCCATCAACACTTTTTTTACCCTCTTCCATAATGTTAATTTTTCTTTTTTAATGACAATTTCATCTTTTTTAAAGTCTTTTAAAGATTCTATCATCCTTAATTTTTCAATTTCCAACTCTTTTTTATCCTTTTCTAACTCACTCTTCAACCAATCTATCGCTTGCTCCTCTCGGGTCAATAACTTCTTCTCCATCGTTTAATTTCTCTTCTAAAATATCAAATTTTAATTGTTGTAAATTTTCTAAGTTTTCTTTTTCAAATATTCTTTTAAGTTCATCAATTTTTTGTTTTAATAAACTTTCTTTCATTTCAATTTCTTTGTTGTATGAAACAATATTTTTGATATTTGAAACGGTATTGTTTAATTCAGATTCATTAAATTCAGATACAAATGAAAAAAATCTTTTGTCGTCATGAACTTTTTGATTTTCGACAATTTTATCTTCTCTAACAAATTTTTTGGGTATTTTCCAATGTATTGGGAATTCAATATCTATGGATAAATAACTTTTTAATTTTCTTACTGAAACAAGGTATTGAAATACGTCTTTTAGTTCTTGATACATATTATATTATTTTAATTAAAATATAGGTTATTAAATACGAAATAAAAAAATAGTTGGATATTTTTTCCCATATTCCGTAGACCAAATGTCTTGGGTTTTCACTTAATATGTTTTTAACAATACCAAAAATTGAATTAACAACATATAGTATTGATAAAACAAAAAAGAACAGAGAAAAAATATCCATAACTATCATAATCATTTTTTTCTTTCTTCAAGAATTTCAGTTCTTAATTGTTGTAAAAGGGACTTAATGTCTTGAGAAGTTTTTCTTGCTCTTGTTCCGGCACTTTTGTTTCCAGCGTAAAATTTAGTAACATCTACACTTAATTGTTCAGCAAGCTCCTTAAATTTTTCTAATGTTTCCATTTTCTTAAAAATTATAGTTTATTTGTATGTATAATACTTGTCCTTAACGGTATTGTAAAGACTATAGTATTAGATTTTTATCTAAAGACTTATAGATATTATAGATTAAATCTAAATCCACTTGAGTGAAAGGTTTATCTCTATTAAATAAGTCGTTGAAAAAAACGTCAATCGAATTTCTTATCTCCTCTTTTGATTGTTTATAAAAAATTTCATCAAATAGATTTAAAAAATATTTGTAATGATCTCCGTCTAAATTAAAATTTATATTTTCTTTTTTGAAGTTTTCTATTGTTTTAGTCCAACACCATTCAAAATGGTTTAAATCGTCTTCATCTGTTGTATTTATTTGGGTTTCACTTTTTTCATTTATAGATCCCAAATATGTTGTTTTAATTAATAAAAATAAACTATATGAAAAATCATAATATAACTCCATTTTTTCAGGAATTATATAATTTGACCTAAACCAAAGATCAACGTCTTCGGGGTTTAAATTTTTAGTTATGTAGTTAAAAAAATTATCCATAGCTATTACTAACTATGGATAATATAAGTTAAGGTCTTTTTTTGTAAATTATTGAGTCTTTCTGTTGTAACCCATAAGTGATTGAATTCTATCAAACTCCTCATTTAATTTAACATCTTTCTTTGTTTCTACAGACTCTTCTAATTTATTTAAAATACTTTGAGATGTTTTTTTACCACGTTTAGATTTTAATGATCCTCTTTCAGTATGTTCACCTGCTTGATCAACAGGTTGTGGTTGTCTTTTATAAGACGCTTTTTGTTGTTCTTGACCGTAAAGATTATCTTTAAAGTTTTTATAGAATTTTTCACCTGTTTCGCTTGGAACAACATTACCTAATGCGTTTCCGTCTTTATCTACTTGAGCGTTTCCAGTTCTTGAGGAACCTTTCAATAAATCTTCGATCCATTCGTCATTTGGTTTAATTTCATCATATACCAAATTAGTTTGTCCGGGATAAGAAAACGCATCCACATACTCGTCAACAGCATCAGATGGTGTGTATTTCTTTCTATTACCTTTTTTCATTCCACCATTTTCAGTTGGGAATTTTTTGGTTTCTTTCATCTCATATTTTGACCCATCATCAGACATACCTTTTAAATAGTCTGTCATTTTTTTAGCAACGCTTTTCAAATAATCGTCATTCTCTTTTTTGTCCGCCTTATGAGCTCTTTCGTATTCTCTATAACCTTTTGGTTCTGATTTATTAAATTTTGTTTCTTCAACAACTATATTTTCAATAAGATCAATTAAGTCCGACTCAGTGTAAAGAATTGATTCTTTAACTTTAGCTTTACCCTTTCCTTTCCATCCTTGTTTCGCTCTTTTGGCAAAATATAATTGACTCATCTTGGTTCTATTTTTTTGTGGAACTTTTTTTCCGTCTTCCTTGAACTTGTCATTTTGTTTTTTCAATTTACTAATTGCTGAGTTTAACTCTTCAATTGACATGTCTGAATATTCACCAGTTTGTTCTACCTCGACATCTCCTTCCCATTTTTCATTTACTTGATATTTTTTTCCGTCAACTTCAAAGGTATCTTTTCCTTCTATCTCTCTGTCAAATTCAACTTCATAAAGTTGTTCAGTTTCATCTTGTTGTTTTCTTAACATTTTGAAGTCTTCTTTATCTATTCTTCCGTTTTTGTTTCTATCTAACTTATGTTGCTTACCGTATAATTTCTCATCTAATTCTTCTTCAGATAAATCTAATTCGAAATCAAATTCTTCATCATCACCTTCTTTTTTTGCTATTTCTTTCTCTCCACCACTTACAAGTTTATCTTGATATGCCCATAACTCATCTTCACTACCAAAATTACGCATTCTTTCATATTCATCATGTGAATACCAACTTTCATCTAATTCGAAATCATCATCTCTTTTATTTCTTTTTCTTGGTTTGTAATCCTCCTCATCATCTTCGTCTTCATCTTCCATTCCGTATAACAAGTCTTCCATTTGTTTTTTAGTTAACTTTGAAAGATTTTTGTCTCCAAACTTAGGATGAGAATCTTCCATACCTCCAAGCTCCATGACTTCCCCTTTTCCACCACATTGTTCACATGTTTCACCTTCTTTTATTTCACCACCACACTGTTCACATGTTTCACCTTCATTCATTTCCTCTTCAACGTAATCAAATTCATTTTCAGGGTATAGTTCAGTTTCTTCATCGTAATTTAATTTTGTCATTAAAGAATCCGCCTTCTCTTGAAGACTTTCTCTAAGAATTTTTTTAAATCTTGATATTACAAATTGTTCTTTATTCATTTTTACTTTTTTTTATAAATATCTTTATCTTTTTGTTTTTCTGACTTCTTGGTATATTATTTCAGAAATAAACTCTTTATCCAAATTATAAGTTTTCGAGACACTTTCAATTGCGTTTTGAACTGATTGGTTTTCAAAAATTTTAAGTGCGTTTATGTCACCTTGATTACAATAAGGAAACTTCTTACACTTCTTTTTTACTTGAACAAACTTTCCACCTTTATATAGTGGTTTAGAATAACCTCTGAAATCTTTTTTATTTAAAGACTTTGCCCAAATTGCGGGTGATGAATATTGACCAGATGATGCCGATGTTGTTGCCTCTTTTGTTTCAACTTTTTTAACATCATCATCATCCAATTCCTCTCTAACTGTTTTCACTCCTTTAACAATATCCCCTTTTGTGGTTGAAAATAATGGTGCTGAGTATCCACCAGCAGAAGCTGCTCCCATAGCCTCTTTAGACTCTTCTTTTTTTGTTGTTTTTGAATTTAGTATTGATTCCAAAAAATCATTTAGTTTTTCAGGTTCCTTTAAGAATTTTCTAAGTTTTTCTTTAATTTGGTTATTTGATAGTTTTTTATTTTTTATCGTTTTGTAAACATCAATAACATCTTCATCTTGTTTTAAATATCTTAAATAAGATGGTTTTTTTTTGTTTTCAGTTTCTTTAAACTCCTCTTTTGATTTTTCAATATTGGAAATGACATTTCTTCTTTGTTCAGGATTACCTGCCAATGAACTTGTAACTGCGTCAATTAAATTACTAGTAATATCTTTCATTATACACTTCTAAATTTTTGTTCCCAAAATCCTCTTTGTTGATACATCACGGTGAAATATTCTTGAAAAGATTTTAACACAATATCCTTCACGTCACCTTTTAATTTACCTTTTTTTATTTCTTGAGAAAGTTTATCTATTAATTTTTTTTCAAATTGTTTTGCGTTATTTGAATCAAAAAAATCTTTAATTTCTTTTCTAATCATTACTTCAATTTCTTTTTTATCTGTTTGTGTTAAAGCCATTATTTTGTTATTGCTAAGTATGTTAATGGAACAATTATAATTGCCGATATTATATTATATAAACCATTTTTGGTTTTAAGTCTTTTGTTTTCTTTTTTTAAATCTTCATTTTCAGATTTATAAATGTCGATTGCTTTGTTTTTTTCAGAAATAATTTCCCGATTTAAATTATCTTCTTTCTCCCATGATTCATTTTCTTTTTTTAATAAATCAACTTTTTTACTTAATTGGTAGGTTTCTTCTTTATATGTTTTCGACACCTCTTGAAGTTTGTCGTAGTTGTTTAGATCAATAAGAATTTTTTTAGCAACAGAATATGGAATACACATTTCAGTTGTATCTGAATTAGTTTTTTGTGAAAATACCAATACATTCACAAATAAGACCATTAAAAATATTATGTTTTTTTTCATATTAAAAGTTATATCGTGTTTTAAATAAACTATCAATTTTTTTCTTGTCGGCACTTTTAATCTCGTCTTCTTTAATTGTATAATAATTATTTATTTCATTTCTTTGTAATCTAATTTTAGATATTTTACCGTCAATTTCCATAATTTGTGTTCTATAAACTTTAATAGAATCTTTTAAATCTTTTTGTAATTTTTCAATATTTTTAACTTTTTCATCGATTTGGTCTAATTTATATTGATTCAACTCACTATGGTTCGGTGTTGGTGTAAAAACTCTAATTAATAAATAAATAAAAATAACACCCAATATTGTTAGAGTAATTGTTTTCCAATTATATGTTAAAAAGTCTTTCATTAATTTTCTAATCTTGAAGCAACTATTTTACTCCATTTTGTTTTAAATTTTTCGTAAAATGACTGAAGTTTTGGGATCATCTCTAAATATTTCTCGTCCAATTTCATCATATCACCGTTTATGTATATTCCATTTGGTTCTTTAATTGTAAAGAAGAATTCTAAATCCAATTCTAAGATTTTACCTGACCATTCAACGTTGTCATGATAAACATTTAATTTATCAAACTCAGATAGCTCGGCAACATCATTTCTAAACTCATCAACACTTTCAACAAACGCATTTTTTTCATCAGTTGTTAGTTGAATGTCTGACTTAGATTTTCCGTGTAGAATAATAAGATTTCCTTGAACTTTATATGCCTTTTGTTTGTCCTTTGGTTTTCCAATTTCATCCGAATCTTTTTTTGGTCCATTTTCATCTTCAGTTTCAAATTCAACTTTTTCAGTCATTTGTTCATTCAACAATCCATATTGTCTTCTAATTTGAGACTTAGAACTTTCATTAATGTTTTTAGATAAAGCTCTTCTTGAAGCTTCAATCAAATTTTTTATTTCTTCGTAATTACTCATTTTCTAATAATTTATTAAATTTTTCAAAATCAAAAGCCGGACTGATGTCGGTGGCATATGAATCAAAATTAGATCTTGTTATAATACCCATAAAAGTTTCAATCCCTTTTATTTTGGTGTTATGTCCAACAAAATTCAAATTTATATTATGTTTCTTTGACAATTCTTTACACAACTCACTAGTCTTTTCTAATTGTATGTCGGTATATGGTTGCCAAAAATAATAATCCCTCCACTTTCTATCTACTATCTTTTCTTTATAAATATTACCAATCCAGTTTGAGTAATAATTTTTTAACGGAACTTTTTCTAACCACCCAAGATTTTCTAATGATATGATAATTGATTTATAGTTTAGTGTAACACTATTAAAATAATTACTATCAAGATTTTCTTCTAACAACTTTAAAATTTTTCCATCTCTACTCACAATATAATGTGGTAATCTTGGTGGTTTTCCTAAAAATCTATACCTTAAAGAGACCATATAATCGATCAATGTTCGTGATGTATGAACAAGAATTATTTGAGTTTTCTTGTCGACCTTTGAATAGTTTACCTCGAACTTTTGCTCTATTACATTCATATATTACTTTTTATATGATAATACTCTTGTGTTTTCTTCTTCTTTAGATTCTTCTGGAGTGACTCTAACTTCAATTATCTTTTCAACTTCTTTGATTACTTCAACAGGAACCTCAACGATCTTTTCAACCTCAACAATTCTATCAACAGGAACCTCAACGATCTTTTCAACCTCAACAATTTTATCTACAGGAATGTGAATAATTTTTTCAACCTCAGTTGGGACTTCAACGATCTTTTCAACTTCTCTAATAACTTCAAAGGGAACTTCACGAACAACTTCAACAACTCTATCAACAGGAACTTCACGAACTACTTCAACAACTCTATCTACAGGAACTTCAACTATTTTTTCAACTTCCACAATCTTTTCAACCTCAACGATTCTATCAACAGGAACCTCAACAATCTTCTCAACTTCCACAATTTTTTCAATAACTTCAGGTTCAACTTGTGGTGTATCGATGGGATAAAAATAACTTTCAGGAACCTCAACTTCATCTTGAAACGGGTATTCTTCATATTCAGGTTTAATCTCGTCCTCTTCTTTTCTTCTGAAATGTTTGAATGCTTGGTTTGTTGAAATCACAAGGGCTATTGCCAAAGGATCGAAAACAAAAATCAAAGTTAGAATAAAGAAGTTTGCGGTTTTTTTAATTTCCCATCCTGTAATTTCACTTAGATATTTAATGGCTCCTAACTCACCAGTTTCAATTTCTTTTGACGAAATGTCCAAAATCTGAATATCCAAATTTGTAATACTATCATTTAACGCATCAATTCTTGATGTAATAGTATCTCTATTTTGTTGAGCAATTTTTAATTGTGATTCAAAAGCTCTTCTATTTCCAGCATTTGCTCTTGTCACAACTTGACCTGATTGTCTATCTACACTTTGTGTTGTTGTATTTGTTGAAAGGGCGTTTCTTAAACTTGTTATATCTTTATCTAACCCTTTCTTTTCTTTTTGATATTCTTTTTTGATTTCTTCAAATCTTCCTTTTTTTACCTCAATATTTTCAACTTTTTTATTGTTAATCTCAAGACCCGCAATACTTTTTTGAAACCCTGTCGCCAAAAGTCCGTAAATACCTATGGAAGTTAAAATCGATAATGTGACAAGTGCCAATGTTAGATATGTTTTTAACACACCATAAACTTTAGTCCAACTATCGTGAAGATAAGTGGCGATCGCCATTTTGGATATTTCTAAAAATGATCCCATTATAATCACAGGGATTGCAACTCCTGAAAATATGATTGAAAGTCCGTATACACTATAATATGCCGCAGTTCCTGATAGTCCAAGTGCGCAGAACAATAAGAGCCATGGTAAAAATTTACTATTCATTGTTTTTATTTTATAAATATCAAAATAATTAATTTGACATGAAATATAAACCCTATAAAGATAGAATTGGGGTTTACCTTGGTGAGTTCATTATTTAATAATTTTTTTAAGATATTTATTTTATATGAAAAATTTAATTAAAAATATTTTAAATGAATATTTTAATGAAAAAAATATAATATTACGTGAGATAAATTTACCTGATAGAATTTTTAATTTATTAATCACAGAAGGAACTGCCACAGTAAAGATACCAGAAGGGTTGGAGTCTTCATTAAAAAAATACATTTCTAAAAAATTTAATTGGCCTCCCACTGTCGATTCAAAATGGTGTAGTGATATAAAAGAAAAAATTAATAAAGATGGGAGACTAGTTAAATCTTGTAATAAAATATTCGAAATTGAATTGACTAATCATTGGTTAAAAAGACTTTTTAGAAAAAACGAACCTGAATACCAAAAAGGCGGAAAATTTCAAAATAAAAAATTTGAAAACCCAAAGAAAACCGAGGGTATTGATTTATTTTTCAATAGTTCCAAAAAAATAAATGATTTTATAGATAATTCTCATAATTGGCAAGTCAATGATTCAAAACTTATATTATTAACTGATTTAAGTAATAAGTATCAAGTTATAATAGAGTTAAAAAAAGAAAAAAGATCAAATTATATTGCAAGGTTTATAACACAAATTAAGGGTGAAAAATTTTTCGATACACCAGAATTAAGAAAATCAATAAGATTATAAAAAAAGGGTGGATTTTACTCCACCCTAATTGATTTCATATCGAGAAATCGGTCGTCCATTGGGCTGTGTATGGATAAGCCGGTGATCACCACATTTCTGTGTATTCAGTGAATGTCCCTCTTTTTCGATCACCATAACCCTACCTAAGCAGGATTATGAAACTTTTTTAATGGAAAGCCACAAAACCAATTGTCTAATTCAACACTACAAAGATAATACAATTTTTTAAACCGCCAAAAATTATTTTATAAATAGTCAAATAATTCAGAAGAGTCGTTTCGTAGTCGACGAAGAGCCTTTTCTTTGATCTGACGAACTCTTTCTTTGGTTAGACCAAAGTCTGAACCAATGTCCTCCAAAGTTCGTGGTGTCCCACTTAAACCAAAGTAATCGGCTACGATAACCTTCTCACGATCATCCAATACGTGTAAAAGTTTCATTAACTTATCTTTTAGAACATCTTTGGTGTCAAATACCGCATCAGGTAATTCGGCATCCTTATTCTCAATCATATCAATCAAAGTATCACCATCTTCATTAATATTCATATCAAGATCTATTATTGAAGGTAGTGTTGAAAACTTATCCTCAAGTTTTTTTCCTGATTGTTCCACCTCTTTTTTTGCCCTTTGTAGATCTTGAACTACATTGACCGGTAGACGAATTGTTCTTGCGTTATCATTTAACGATTGAATGATTGATTGTTTGATCCACCATACACCATAAGAAATGAAACGTAAATCTTTGTTCCAATCAAAGTTTTTAATCGCCTTCATAAGTCCAAGGTTTCCTTCAGCAATAAGATCTGACATATCAAGTCCTTGATTTTGATATTGTTTTGCAACCGTAATAACAAAACGAAGATTTCCTTCAATAAGTTCCCTTTCTATTCTTTTTCGTTCAGATGTGGGAGTATCTTCTGACTTCATTTTTTTTGCCAGTTCTCGCTCTCGTTCTGCAGTCATTACCTTAATTTTTCTAATGTCTCTAAGGTAGTGTTGAAGTTCGTCTTGATTAATGTGTGCTCCTGTGTTTTTGTCTTTCATGTATTTGTATTATAGTGATTTTGAGTATTCTTCTAACTTTTGTTTTTCTAATTCCGATAATGAGTCCATTCCTTCTTGACTGATCTTATCAAGTAATTCGTCAAGTGTCATATTACATACTTCATTTTTTTTAATATTTAATATGAAATCCGCAATATCAAAAAACCCATCAGGATTTTTATTAAGATCAATTTTTGGTATTCTTAATTTTTTTTGTTTTGGTTTTGGCGTGGTATTCTTTAACGATAATAAATCGTTTAGGTTGTCTTCGTCCAAATTTGAAACCGTTTTTGTTGGTTTTTTGGTTAAAAAATATTCAAACCCTCCCACTTCTTCATTAATAAAGAATAATACATCTTGGATATCCTCAATTGGTCCTTTAGCATCAAAATGAAAAATGGCGTGTTTTGGTCCATACAAGAACTTAACAGTTCCTGATGCCAAATTTTCTGAGATCATTGTTGCAATTTGTTGTGTTTTGTTTTCAGAGTCCTCAATCGTCTCGTCGTAATAAGAAAAAAGTAAGTAATTCATGTGTGTTTTTTAATTGTTCTACAAATATACGAATAAAATTCAGTTTTGTTTCAACTGATTGACATTTTTTTTTACTCAAATGAGTAATCATATGTTAAAGCATCGTGACAAACAATATTCTTGTTTACGATCTCTAATATTTCAGGTGTCGGTTCAGGACCTGCCAGTCGTTTTCTACATTCAATAACATTATCTTCCATAAGTTCAACACCATATGTGGTTCTAAGGGCCTGTTCTATAGAACATCCACTTCGTTCCATCTTTCTAATAACAACCTCAGATAAGAATTGTCCATCACCACATGAGTTATCTAAGAATGTTTTATTTGGGTCTGAAAATAAAGTGGGATCACTTTCTTCTAACTTATCTAACATTTCTTGAACTAAGTGTTGTGGTGTAAAAACTTCTGCAGTTTGTTTTATACGAAGTTTGTCACGATCAACACCTGACATATATACTCTATTTCTAATATGTTGGGTGTAACTATTCATCAATAAACTCCCTCCAAAAATCTTTTCTAAATTTAGAAACAACTTTATGATTAACAGTCAACTGACCAACAGCACACAACTCCATTAGATCTTTAAACTTTTTACTGTCAAGTGCCTTTTTAATATTAGATAAATTTCCAACATCATCGACGATTGCGTATGCAAATTGTGTTAATCCATATTCGCCAGTTTCATCCACGTAATTACCAATAGATGAAATACGACCATTACTCCAAATAACTTTTGGTTTACCAAAATGACCTTTTTGATTAGTTGATGAATAATAAAAAGTTGGTTGACTTAAATAATCAACAGTATAAACAATAGGATAGATATAATCATCTGTTTGAGTTTTTGACATCCATTTTTTACGAGTTTCATAATCAGAATAACTATGAATCATTTCAACGGTTTTTTCACCTTCTTTTGCAAATAAAATAGATAATAAATCGATTCCCCCATTTGGTATAAACTCTAATTCGTCCAAAACTAATTGTTTAACTTGACCATCTTGAAATCTAACAGTAGTTTCCGATCCATTATTTGGTGTGTTTTGGAGTACGTAATAATCATAACGTGTTTCCGCTCCAAATGTTTTCATACCATCTTTTTCATTATGAATTGATAAGAATGACACTTTTTTAGATCGTATTACTTCTTGAACGTCTTTAAATTTACCTGTAATATTTCTCCAACCGGATGGATGAATTAGTGATAGATAACCCCCTTCAGTTAATAAATCTATAGATATGTGAAAAAATTTATTCCACAATGGTTCTGTTTTTTTAGGTCCCACTTTTTCTTGATATGGCGAATTTCCAATTACAACATCAAATCTCATTTTAGTCTTATACAATAAGTAATCCCCTTCGATTACATTTATAAATCCCTGTCTACGTAATTGTCGACAGAGCCACGGGTTTATTTCATTTAAGTATAACATATTTTCTAAAATATGTCTACTTCTTTCCTCATTATTTATAAATATCGTTGAAAGTCCTTCCATGTATCTCCAATAAAGAATGATGGCATGTGTTCCGTGACCCGCAGCGGGTATTAACCATTTTGTATTTGGAATGGTATAATCACACGGTATCTTATCTATTTGATTCTCACATAACCAAATAGGTGTAGGTCCATCAATACCTTCAAATCCCCTGAAGTATTCAGAGTTACGATCGGATTTAAGTTTATCAATTGTAATCATACTACAAATATATAAAATTAAAATTTCTCAGCATAATTTTTGAAATAGAAGTCCATTTCATATTGATCAATAAAACCAACATTATTCCAATATTTTTCAAATGTAGATTGAGAAATACCAAAAGCACCTAGAAACATTCCTTCCAAATCTCGGTAAGTATCTAATAAACCATTTAAAGTTTCACACCCTTCAGATTTTAAAACATAGGGGACACGCGACATAATCGTAGCCCATTTTTCTTTAATGTCCTCAAATTCCTGTTTAGTAATATTTTTAACTTCGGTATTAGTATTAATATTCTTATTGTTTTTACCACCATCAATCCCATTATTATTTAGTACGAGAGATTCTTTTGAAGAGTTCTTTTTTTCAACATTACTTAAATCCGAAGTCATATTCTCCAAATCAATACCGTCCCAAGACATCAAATACCCGATTGATCTCATCATATTACCAAAGTTGTAAGATTCGGTTTTAAGAGTATCAAAATTAACATCAACCATTTCATTTACGGCACCTCCAATCATGATGTTAAAGTTCTTATACCATTGACGGAGAATATTGTCTTTTTCTTCACCTTTTAATCCATTAATTTTCATTCTTTCATTCTGAATTAAAAAATGACGCTGAGGATTCATGTCATAGAAATAAGCCCTTTTATTTGGATTATTACTATCGGGATTAGTTGGTCTGAAAGCAAATTGTAGATATTTGAACATTGATGTCCCATCTGACATATTAATGGCACAATCCCACTCAGGAACAGTTTCACCTTCAATCAACATGTCCGAAAGAAGAGTAATAGTTTTTTTACCACTCAAAAGAGCCTTATCCAATTGACTTCTATTAAAGGTTTTACCTGTTGCCGCAACAATAACATAATCCTCATTTAACTCTGAACCATCCAAAAGTTGTTTAACCATTTTCGTACCGTCTACATTTGAAGGCATCATGATAACAACGTGATTGTGTTTACCAAAAAAATTATATGTATCATCAAATTTGTTAGTATAACCAAAAAAATCCTTAAAAAATTTCAGAACAGATTGGTGATAAATTAAACCATTCTTGTTATTCGAAAAAAACTTTGTAAATGTAAAATATCCTGTTTCATCATTTACACATTTTTTGTAGTCACCGACACTAACCTCTGAAAGTTTAATGAGTTGAGTTTTTAAAATAATAGCATCACTCCAAACACCATTCTTTTTATCTTCTTTCTGAGATACTTCATCGTAGATGAACGTATTTTCATCATTGAACTGTAACTTACCCGTTTGTTTCTGTGGAGTACCTGAGATAAATATCTTACGGGTTTCTTTAAATTTATTAAGAAACTTTTGTCCTTTTTCGGTTTCTACACCATTATGTGATTCATCAATAATAATAAAATCCCAGTCTTGGTTCTCAATAAAAATTAACACATCTTCGTTCTTATCATTTTCCAATAATTGTTTACTAGCGGTAACGATACATTTATTTGGTAAATCTTTGATGTCCTTTGATAATTTTAATGAAACATATTCATAGTCCGAAAACTTAATATGGTTATTAACGTCAGTCTCAAGTGAACGAAAAACACCAGGTTTATTAGTCCATACAAGAATACGTGCGGTTGTATTTTTCTTCAGAATCTCAACAACTGAATAAAGAAATGTAAAGTTTTTACCAAATCTCATAATTGCACCCAAAAGAAATTCTTTATACATTCCTTTAGTAAATGCATTAACCATCTTTTCAATCGCATGTTTTTGCGGAATACGAGGTTCATACGTTTCTTTTTTTCCACCATCAAAAAGGTAATTATACACCAACTCAATAAGTTCATCAAGATTTTTATTCAACCAATATTCATCACCATCAAAACCATCGTGTGAGATAAACCCATTGTCTTTTCGGATTTTCTCTTCAAGTTGTCTTACTGTTTTAACCCCAAATTTATTCAAAATATCATTACTTACCGTAATAACATCAATAACAACAAAAGGGTCTTTAATATTGTAACGGTCACGAGACGAACCAATGGTTTCACCAATAGGTAATTCAGCCTTACCTAATTTAGGTACCGATTTACCCATATATTTTTTCAATTGTGATAATGGAACACCAATGTAAAGATATTTCCCTTTTGAATGGAAACAATCATTATTTGGGTCCATAGTGGTTAAGACACGACCATTTGATTTAGGTACAGTTACCAAACCTAACATTCCTCTTTCGACTTTTGAAAGTAAGTCTTTGATTCTTTTAGTTCTTTCTGCGGAACGTTGTTTTTGTGTTGGTTTGTGTTTAGATTTCGTCATCTTTTGTTTATTTAATGGTATTACAAAGATATATAAAAAAACCAAACTCACATGAATTTGGTTAAAAAATTTAAATAATTTTTTAATTTACAAAACTTTAGAGAGATTATTCTCTTTTTTAATTTTAACTACATAATCATTCATCTGAGTCACTAATGGATTATGACTTATAATAAAAATTTTATCAAAATATTCTTTAATTTTAACAAAAAACTCGGTAACCATTTCAAGGTTTTCATTACTTATTTTACCAAACACCTCATCGAATACAATAATCCCGGGATGTGGTAAAGTACATATCTTACTAAGTACCGATCTCAATGCCAAAGACGATATTGTTTTTTCAAATCCCGAACCACTGGTCATTAACTTCTCAATTCCCGTGCCATTGTCAATTTGAACAAATTCAACTTCATTTTTGTCAGATATTCTAATTTCAAGTTTGAAATAACAAGAGTCTTCCATTAGTCGTTGGAGTTCTGAGTTGATTAAAGGCATCATGGTTTTCATTATGATTTTAGAAACGCCATTTTTACCAAAAGCTTCAAGATAGATTTTATAAATCTTTTCTTTCTCTTCTTCCTCTTTGATTTTAACAATCATCTTCTTATTGTTTTCAATCTTCTCTTCTAACGAAGAAATGGAAACTTTGTTACCAGAAATTAAAGAATTTATTTTTGTTTTTTCTCTTTCAAGTTCCTCAAGTCTTAAATCCGCCTTAATCAACTGACCTTCAATTTTTTGATTTTCAGAAATCTTGTCCTGAATTTCTTCCCACCTTTTAAGTTTGTCTTTCAACGAACTTATTTTCAAATCACAACTTTCAACTGAAATTTCATACTTTTCTTTAACTAGTTTGTTTTTTTCATATTCATCAAACTCCTTTTTTAACTGAACAAAACTTTGTTCTTTGACGGATAATTCCGTCATAAGTGTCGTTTTTGTGGTTTTTTGCACAATTAACCCATCTAACTCCGCAATTTTAGAATTTGTGATTGCTGCGTTCATTAACTCAATTCCGCAGTGAGCACATTTAATTCCGCCCTCTACTTCAGACTTTAATTTATTAATTGATGAAATTTCCGTATCAATCTGAATGATCTCTTTATAAACCTCGTTGTATTGTTCTTTAACCTCATCGTGTTTATCCTCGTGATAATACTCACTTGGTTCAACAACTTTAAGTTCGTTGATTTTAGAAATATAACCCTTCTTTTCAAAATCAATCGTGTTGATCTCTTCTTGAACTTGAGTCGGATTTAATCTACTAATTTCTTGATCAATGTTGGAATGTTTTTTCTTTAACATGTCATCACGATAAGTTTTACCTTTGGTGATTGCATCTTCAACATTAGATAATTCTTTTTTACTATCCTCTATTTGAGTGTTAAGTGTTTGAATTGATGTTTGGTGAGTTGTGATATCATCTTTTAATTGTTCAGATGAATATACATTTGACAATTTTTGCTTTGAGAACTCTCCGTAGATTTCTTTTGCAACTTCTTCTTTCTTTTTTAAAAACTCAAGTCCCATAAATCTTGATAATACCTGACCCCGAGCAGTTGGCTTTGACTCCAACAATTCTTCAAGGTTTGATCCTGTTGTTAGAATTGTCATTAAGAAGTCTTCTTTAGTTCCGATTGATGTTTTGATAAACGCTTCGGTTTCTCTTCTTTGTTCTCCTGTAAAGTTCAATAAAGTTCCATCAGATAGTTTTTTAAAGAAGTCCAATTCGGTTTTAACATTCCATTCACCCTTTTTGGACATCTTTCTTTCAATGTTTCTAACAATCACATAATCTTCACCATCAATTGTGATTTCACCTTTCACATGAACTTTATCTTTGTTTGAAAATCTGTTGAATATCTCTTCAGCCTTTGTTGTCTTTGTTGTTTCATTAAAGAATAAGAACATTAAAAGATCCACCGTTAATACGGTTTTACCCCCGAAATTTGGTGGATCTGACTCTACCACTACAATACCATTTAACTTATCAAAATCTAATCTTTGATTTTCACCATAAGATAAAAAGTTTGAGAACTCAATGTTTCTAATATACCACTTTTTAAACTGAGACTGGTTTTCTTCATCACCATTCATTTTGTTTTCAACCATTCTGTTGATTGACAAAATATCATCAGTCTTATCTTTGTGTCCTTTTGACTCAATGAAGTTCTTTAATAGATCCAATTGATAGTTTGCATCACTGATGTTTACTGAAACATCAATAGATTGCATATCCTCAGTTTGAGTTGTTTTTGCTTTCGTTAAAACATTCACATTGGTTGTGTTATACTTTTTTGAAAAGTAATGTTTAACACTTTTGATTTTATCTTGTGTGAAGTTTTCTGCGAAGTCTTCCCAAACAACTTGTATAATGGGATTTTCAAAACTTGAAAAGTCCAAATCTTTTATCATGATTTTATAATTAAATAATTTTGGCGGATTAAATAAATCCATTTTTATTCTTCTGTCGGTAGTTCCTCTTCAAATTCTTTATTAATTTTTGCCGAGGCTTCTTCATTTGGTGTAAATTTGAATGCGTGTTCGATAGCCTTATCTTCAACAACTTCAAAGTTGACTTCCTGACCTTTATTTTCAATCGTGAAGTCTTTTTCTTCTTTCATTTTTTCTAATTGTTGCTGAAGAAGTAAATCAAATGCTTTTTGCATTCCTGATTTTTGTTGTTTAATTTTTGCATTTCTTTTTGCAACTTTTGCTCTGTGTTCTTTTGCCGCTTTTCCCATTTTGTTTTGATTATTAATTATTACTTGGTCTATTTTCTTCAAACCATTCGATTATTCCGTTAATTGCCCATACCGCCCCTGCAGAAGTGATACCGTCAAAAAACCAAGAATACCAAATTGGTGTGTTAAACATATGATTTGTAGGTGAAAAAATCAATAAGGATAAAACAAATCCTCCCCATGTTGAAAAACATAAAGGGCAATTTATAATCCCTGATAAAAATTTTCCAAGAAAACTGAAAGGTAAATTTTGTCCGTCTCTCCATCTTCCTAAAAAATCTCTTAGTCCTTGAAATATTGATCCGTAGACCATAATGTTCATTAATCCATAACTCATGATGAACCATACTAAAACTTGTGTCATATTCGTCTATTTAAATTTGATCCCCTAAGTAGATAAGCCTGATTTTGGTTACCATTCAAAAGGTCTCGGTTTATTTTTTCTAATTCTTTTATTTGTTCGTTTTTTTGTTGTAATTCACCTCTTATATTTTGAATTGTTTGTTGAAGTAATTTTACCTTGTCGTTATCTTCTTTAATGTCTAACTTTTGTCTAAGTTCGTCTAAAGTTTGGCTAAGTTCATCTAGTTCTTCGTTCTTTTTAGCTGTTTCATTTTCCAACTGTTCGATTTTTCCGAATAGTTCATTTTCAATTTTTTGGTCACGAATGTATTCTATATTTGTGACAATTTTTTCAACTGGAACTTCAACAATCTTTTCAACTTCTTTAACGATCTCAACAATTCTATCCACCGGAACTTCAACAATCTTTTCTATTGGTGGTTTATTCTGTAGTCGTTCAATCTTATTTGATAGTTCTTTTATTTGTTCATCGTCCGTAATGTAAATTTCTTTTTCAATTACTCGATCAACAGGGACTTCTTTTATAACCTCTTGAATAACGACTTTTTCAACAGGTATTTCTTTGGTCACTTCAACTATCTTTTCGACTATTCTATCAATTGGAACTTCAACGATTTTTTCAACTTCTTTGATTACTTCCACCGGAACTTCTTTGATAATCTCAACTGGGACTTCAACTTCTTTAACAACTTCAACAATTCTATCAACAGGAACCTCAACAATTTTCTCTACCTCTTTTATCACTTCAACAGGTATTTCTACTCGTTTTTCAACAATTACCTCTTTAATTAAGTCTTTTTCACCATCATTAAGTGTTTTTCCTAAAAGTCCATATCTTTTAATATCGAACCCTTGTTTAAAACATAGATACATGAAGTTATCCACATCTTTAATTTCTTGTGATTCACAAAATGCAGACACTGCCTGCATTATTTCTTTATTAAAGATTTTGGAGTTTTTCGATTCCATTTTCAATATCTTCGAATGACTTTATGGAGAATTTCATAAATGGTTTTGGGTTTGGTAGATCAACATAAGAATATTCTTTTGTTTCAACATCATAAATTCCATAACCATGTCTTCCAATACTTTCTCCAATGTTCTGTTGAATTGGTGAACCGATCATATATCCCTTCCCTGTTTTGAATTTGAACTCTTGGCGTTTATGAATATCACCACATAATACTGCTTCAAGTCCATCAAACTTTTCAACGTCATATGCCTCTTCACCAAAATCAAAACCAAGATCAGTTTTCATTCCTTGTATTGGTCCGTGAAATAAACCAATTCTCACACCTTTAGCATCTGTAATGTCAGGTGGAATGTTTCCTTGATATTGTGAATATACACACCAACTAATATTATCATCTTCATAAACACCTCTATCTTTATAATAAACAATATTTTTACTATTAAGTGAGTTAATAATTGGTGATAGAGCATCCAATCTTTCAGTATTATTTACCAAAAAGTCGTGATTACCAGGTATGATAATTGTTTTTGCAATAAACGAACATTCAGTTAAAATCCAACTAACCATTTCAATAAGTTCAGGTGTCATTTGGTTTTTAGAATGAACCAAATCGCCCGTAAAAACGATGCGATCAGGTTCTAATTCTCTCCATTGTTCAATTGCGGTTTCTAAAATAGACTTATATAGATCGTGATCTTTGAATAGTCTAATGTGTAGATCAGAAAAATGTATTAGTTTTTTAATCATAATTTTTAATTAAAACGGATAACAATTCTCAACCATTTCATATTTTTTATTCGCAATTTTTTTAACTTTTGAAACTGGGAAATCAAAATCTTCTGTTTCAATCGCTTCTTCACAAGAGTAATACATTGATTCTTGACGATCTGTAATATGATCCCACTTACCCTCTTGTTTCCAATCTTGGAATAATTCTCTTAATCTTTCTTCGTCCATTTCTTCAACTTCTTCAGCTTTAGTATATGAATTTTCGTTTATCTCACCTAAAATCCATTCTTTAACATCTTCAATGTCTTCATCACCAGTAACTTCATAACCCGGATCAAACATTCCTTCAGATTCAATGGTTTCTTCATCTTCGGCGTAAACTCCGTTCCAAACAACTGCGGTTCCAATATTAGTTTCAAATTCATCATACCATTTACAGGTAATTCTAACGTCCTCAAATTCAGAAATACAAATTGAGTAAAGTTTAATTAAAAATCCATCAGGAATATAAGAAGGAGTTTCTAATTTAATAATATCGTCAACACCTCCAGTGATCCATTTAGTTCCAACATTATCATAAAGCCATCCATGATTTACACCTGAATCTGTAATTGGATATTCAGTTTCACCATTGTTATAAGGTTTTTTAAGTTCATCTTCGGTGTAAAATGTTTGAACAATAACTTTTGTTTCTTGTCCGTATTCTGCTTTTGGCATGTTGTCAAACATGTTACAGATTTTATCCATTGCCTCTTCGGGTTCAATAGTTACTTGTGAATAAATAAAATTTGCCATTTTTGTTTTTTTTAATCGTTTAATTGTTGTTTATTTTCAAATGTAATATCCCAAGATGGTGATATTGGGTCATGTTTAGGTATTGGGTTAACAGGAACTGGTATCTGCTCAAATTGTCTAATTGACACCTGTGGTTTTTCATCAACAACCAAATTCATTTTTTCAACGATCGGCGTAATTTCAATCTGTTTATTTTCAAGTTTACCGGTTAAATAACCTTCTAACCACGCAAAAAATTCTTTATGTGTCATCTTAATTCTCTACTATAAAGGTTTGCCAAAATAATTCTTGCGAATTTAAATTCTTTTGATCTGTTTAATCTCAAACCATAAGTTGATGCAATACTGTTCAAATAAGGCATCGCCTGAGATATTGTCATTTTACCTATTTCCATTAGTCAATGAATAATTCAAAATCACCATTAACATGTCCACATTCATTACACATGTATGTTGGAAATGGAACAATTGTGTCTTCGTGACTTCCTGTTAATAATTTAGGAACTTTTTTTAACATAGTTACTTCTTTGAAGAATCTTGACTCACACTTTTCGCATTTAATCGTTTCTTGTTCTTTCAAATTAATTTTTGGTCTGATAATATCGTCGCTCATTTTGTTATATATTTTATGTTTATTTTAATTGTTGATATATGATCCCAACTAGTTGTCGTGACCCATATTGGTGTAATTGTATTTTCCATAATAAATTATAGTTTATTTTTTAATTTTAGTCAAATACTTTTCCATCTCCATTTCAAGTATTGTGTTCATAGTTTTTTTAGAAACACGATATTCGTGATACTCTCTTTCATCGGTTATTAAAACAACAATACAACCTAAAAGTGATATGTCTTCATATTTGGTTCCTTCCAACATCTTTAATAATAACTTACCATAAAAAGGTAATTGAGTGTTGTAGTGACCAAGAGCATTATCAGGTAAATCTTGAAATGGTGCTTTCATTTTTTTGGTATAACGAGTGGTCTCAAAGTTCTTGGGTTTATTACTTTTCCAATCAGTAATTAATATTCCAATTTTACCATTTGTTCCGACAACTAACCAAACCTTATCGGGTTGTCCTGTATAACCTAACTCAGGATGACCTAAAACCATCTCCGTATCAATCAACACACATCCTCTCTCTTTTAAAAGATCAATATATCTTTTACCTGCAACAATCATAGAATCACTTTTAATAATCTGTTCGGCATCACAATCAAATATTGGTTGACGAACTTCTTTTTCTATACCAAACTCTTTAAGGGTGTGTTCCTCTAAAATGAAGTGACAACGAGAACCTAAGTTTGTTGATTTTCTACCTAGTTCTGCCCATTCATTTATTAGTCGTTCAGCTTCGTCAGGATCTCCACCGGCTTTATTATACGCCGCTTGTTCTGTTGGAAATTCGTCATAAAAGATTTTCATGACTTTTGAAACGGATGGGAAATCACTTTTTAATTCACCATTCAAATTTAACATTGTGTATGTATGACTTTCTTCCTCAAAAGTGAGTTGGAATTCTTTTTGTTTTTGAGATATAATTTCTCTAATTTCTTGTGCTATTTTTTTTAAATCCATTATCTAATAATATAATAATATTCATCTTTTATTTCACCCCTAAGATCAGCGATATCCTTATCATCGGGTAACTTTATTAATTTAATTCTACCCCAAAGTTCACCACCATGTAGTTCGTGATAAAGATTAACGGCATTTTGCCAAGCGTCAGCGTCTAAACAGATAATAACATCACCTTTAGCCTTTTTGTATATTGTATTAAATAAAAGTTCTGACATATGTTTACCTAACATTGGAATTGAGTTTTCCACAAACAACCCATCAAAAGCCCCTTCAACTAAATAAATGTCTTTATTCCAATCAATAAGATTCTCCCAAAATATGATTTTATCTTTCTCTGCTTCAGGATTCTTGTATTTGGCTCGTGACATTGGATTCCAACTTCTTGCAATATAATAGTTTAATTCACCATTACTATTGTATGATGGAATTACAATACGACCAGCATGATCACCCTTATCACAGAACCCAATTTGATATTTTTCAATCATTAAATCGGTAATTCCCCGATTATGTAAGTAATTTATGGCAGCCCTTCTAACAGGATAAACCAAACTTGAGTCTTTAAATAAGGTAAACCCTTCAGGAAGTTTAAGTTGTTTTTTTGGTTTTTCACGTTTAACAACCGTTTCAGGTTTTAATACTTGATAAAGTTTTTTTTGTTTTTTATTTCCGTATTTATCAAATAATTTCCCCAAAGGTCCGTGAGTTCCGTCACTATCACCACACGACCAACATTTATAAACATTATCTACGTAATTAACTTCTAAATTATGTTTATTTCTATCATCATCACACACCGGGCAGTTGAAAGATATCTGCCCACGATTTGGGTAGTGAAGTCCGTGGTCACCCAAAACATCCTCTAATAACTCAACTAACGCTTCATTTTCATCCATCCCTTACAATATAATTAAAAACTTTCAATCAATCAACTACACAAAGTTTTATATTTTTTTTACATTTATTTTAGTTATATACCAAACTTAAAATGAAAAACACAAGAAATACCATATTAGACTTTTTGGCGAGTCTTCTTATAGTATTTGTTTTTTTATCGCTATTTTGGTATTTGATTTCAGAATATGTAGACTTAATTAAAAATAAACAAACAAGGACGGTAACATTAATAACAACCATTATCACAATTATTTTAATGGTTTTAATTTATAATAACCCAGAATTTGTTAAATCAATACTTAAATAAGATGTTAGAAAAAGGATTCAATACAATAAGAAAAGGATTATGGATATGGGGAGCGTTTATCATTTTAAAAGCCATTATAGAAGAAATAATTTTTTTTAAACAAAAAAAAGAAATGAGAAAATTACCAAAATATTTTAAATACATTGGTAAATACACTGAAGGTGGATTCACACCAAATAAAATATATAAATGTTTAAACCCATCAAACATAAATGCCGAAGCAAATTTCATTGACGATCATGGCGATATTAATGGATATTGCGGATTTAACGATAAAATGTTTGTTGAATCCACAAAAGAAGAATTTCTAAAACAATAAATTATAATCTAACCACTACACAAAGTTTTATCATCTTTTATATTTATTGATGATATGCCAACACAAATTACAATATCATCACTTTCGGGATCATCACCTTTTGATGTTTACGCCTGTGATACGGGTTATACTACTTGTATATATATTAATACAATAACCCCAAGTCAAATTCCCTATACATTTAACTTACCTCCGATTATGGAAAGTTTGGAGTTTTTTGATATTAAAGTTGTTGATAATAATGATTGTGTCATATCTGAAACTTTAACATAATATGGCTTGTAATAATTTAGGAGTATTTGCGATTGACACCTCCGCTAGTTTGGATCTTTGTCTTTCAGCACAAACGGACACCGTATATGGTGATAGTTTGGATATTGGTCAAGAATTATATCTTGATTCAGGTTGCACCCTCTCTTTATCATTAACTTATTTAAGTAATGGCGTTAATTTATATGAAACAGATTTGGCAGGAGAAATTATCGGTATATCAGGTTGCACTTGTGATTTTTTAGGGACATTTGCCGCAGCTTCGGATCCCGATGTAACTTGTTTATCCCCATTATCCATCGATTTATATGGAACCGATCTAAATATTGGAAGTATTGTGTATACAGACTCTGCTTGCACCTCAACAGCGTTATTATCATACTACTCAGATGGTGTAACGGTTTATGATGTTGACGGTGCTGGAGAGATTTTGGGTTTATCTGCCTGCACCTGTCCAGGTATATTTTGTGTTCAAAATGACACAACTTATGATGATACTTATTATATTGCAGGAACTTATGATGGTGAGTCTTATTATACGGGTGAATCGACAAGTTATGTAATATATTATTCAACAGGTGAAACTAGATGGTGTTTGGCACAAAATCTTGGTGATCCGTGTGATCAGTTTGGTCCTTATGGTAGCACAAGCACTTGTCCTGATTTAGATGATAGTGTTGTTTATTTTGGTGTTTGTACGACAACCACAACAACAATTAACCCCTGTTCTACATTAGATTTGGAGGCCGTTTTTGATTGTTATGTCACACCAACTCCTACGGTGACACCTTCTAACACTCCAACACCAACTCCAACTCCAACACCGACAACTTCAAATATTTGTGGTGGTGTTTCTATGATTGTAAGTGCTTCAGGGGTAACACCAACACCGACACCTTCATTTACACCATCTCCAACACCAACACCGGTGGTTGAGCGTCCTTGTAATTTTTCAGGTGAGGTAATATTTAATCAATTCTCAGAAATTATTCAATGTTCTAATAGTAAAAAATTCAGAGATTGTTTAACAGGTATTCAATATTTTACTTCAGATTTAGTCTTGGTTTCAGGAACAACATCACCAAAAGAAGGTTATGTTTATAATGCAATTATTAATGGTCAAGGTTATTGTGTGATATATGATGGTTTGTTTGAAAATATAAGTGGTGTTGATACTATTGATTTAATTACTGAAATCGGTTCTACTGTGGACGGAGCCTGTTTAGACTGTATTCCTAATCTAACTCAAACACCAACTCCAACACCGACAAATACACCAACACCAACACCTAGTCCATCTCCTTGTGTTCAATTTGAATATTTGGTTTCAAACATAAGTGAATCTATGATCAAAATAAGTTACTCAACTTGTGATGGAGGATCTCAAACAATATCTTTAAATGGTGGTTTATCAATCATTTTATGTTCTTCAACAACCCCAATTTCAAATAATCCTCAGAGCGTAGAGGTTCAAAATACAGGATTTGTATGTTAAAAAAAAATATCGTCTAAAAAGACGATATTTCACATAATCGGTATATTAAACGATATTACTCCCAAACACCTTTAAATCTCATAAATCCTAATACACAAGTATAAGCATCTGTTTGGTCAAAGTTTTCTTTCTTAAGAGTATTATTTCTTGTATAATGCCATTTAATTTGTGGTTCTCGTTTTGCAACCTTTTCCCATATAATCATTTTCTTATCAACATCTTTTGGTAAACCACCAAATAAAACATGTTTTTTCTTATCATTTTCTTGAACTAAATCAGGAAATGCAAATTTTCTTGAGTTATATGTTGATATAAATTCAGGGACTATTCCTAATATGTTATATACTTCTTTGAATACGAAGCTATTAAATCTAAGTAATGTTTGAATGGTGTATACGTTATTTGAATTAAGTAATGGTTCTTCAATCACAACTCTTACAATACCTAAGTTTTTATATTCTTTTAATTTCTCTGCGAATATCTCAGACTTTAATAAAAGTTCTTTAATCTTATCTTCATCTTTATCTACTTTTGGTCTTGGTGATACATGGGTTAATTCCAATAATTCTTGTGTGACAATGTCAAATAAGGCCCATCCAATTGTTTTGGTTGATATATCAAGACCAAGGACTTTTGGGCTGTTTTTTAGATTTTTTCTCATAAACTATTTGTTATACTTAATTATTATAAGTCAAAAGAATTAAAATTAAAGTTTTGCTAAAAATCTAACTTAACAACGTATTGTTGAATGCCTTGTCGAAGAACTGGTGATTGTAATTTTGACATAACCATAATATCTTGATTTTCGTCTAATAAAGCAATTTCAGTAACATAAGATTGAGTTCCTTTAGTCCATGTTGGGTTCTGTGAAACTAAAAACTCAGATGAACTTAGATTTATCTTATATTTCATTTCATAAATCGTAGCTTGTATATCTGTTTCTAAATTACCATAGAAATAATATTCATCACCAAAGTTTAATTTTTGACCCGTTTCACCATTAGAAACTAATGGAACAAAATTATTAAGATTATAGAATGGTGCTGCTGAATAATTTTCAGAAGTTATTACAAATGTAGTTGCCGTTAAAGATTCTTGGGTTACATATCCATTAACAAAGAAACTACTTGCTTGATCGGTAAAATCTATTAGTCTCCACGCTTCAGGTGTTGGTCTTTGTCCTGATGGAACTTTTTGAGCTAATACTTGGAATTCATTAGCGTAAAAACCTTGTGGGACTACGCAAGTTGGACAAGAAGTAGTTGTAGTCGTTACAAATTGTGTTGTTGTTGTAGTTGTAGGACTTATTGTAGTTGTAGTGGTTGTTGGTGAAAATCCTGGTTGAACTAAACAATTAAAGTCTCCACCAAATCTAACCGCAACATTTTTAGGGGTTTCAGGACTACAAACATTTTCGGTTCCAACAACATTAACATAATAATTACAATGTAATGAATTTGTAAAGAAGTTTGAATTGGACAATCTATAAGTCACCCACATTGTTTCTCCACCACCCGTTAAAACTCCTGTGGTGTTTGAAACTCCACAAGTATTTGGTGTTAATAATGAAACTTGAGGTGCTGGTAAAGTCCAGTTTCTATTAGATTTATATGAAAGAGCTGCAACCAATTCCTCATCGTCAATGATAATTAATTTTGAATCAGGATAAACTTTACCAATTCTACTTGGAAGTCCGTTAGGTTGAGCGAAAGTGTCCCATAAGTTATAATATCTAAGACCTGGCTTATTCATATTTGTCGAAACACTTGATTTAGTGTATTGAACTTGGAATAAGTTTTTACCTTCAAATCCTGGAGGATCCACCCAAAATGTTTGACCAAAACAACATTCAGGATTTTTATGCCACATTATTGTTGGCATATGTAGTTTAAAGTTTCTTGCCTGACCTTGTGTATTTTCAGGATTTTGAGTGTCGTATGGTTGTAATGCGAATTTTTCACCGTAGAAAAAGTCTATTGTTTGATTAGTATAGTGAATTATTGCAATCGCTTTTTGATCTTTCGGTTCAACAACATTTTTTTCACCAAATGAATTATAGTAATAAACATCATCTGTGGATGTTTGAGCACTTGTTGTATATCCAAAATATTCTTTTTGTCCAATATAATTAACTGAACCAAATTTTGTATAATCTTGATATTGTGAAGATATTAATCCCGCTGGACTTTCAGTCCACGGAATGTTCATATTCCATATTTTAACATCAAATTGATCTGTATCACAAACTGATTCAAAATCAATTACGTTTTGACTCCAATGTTGTTCAGGTGTAAAACTATCATATAAAGGAACCATTTGTGGTGGATATATAATTGTTCTAGCAATACAATCACTCGCCAAATTTGTAAAATCAGGTGTTGGTCTATCTAATGTTAATTTATCACCACAAACATCAATAATTCTGTATGTTAAAATTGAAAAACATGATATAACATCTGTTAAACAATCTGGCGGTGGTGGTAACGGACACTGAGCACTTGGCGTTGGTGTTAAACACGGAGTTTGTGTTGGTGATGGTGTAGGTGTAGGTGATGCGCAAATATCTGAAGTTGTGCTCGAAGGTGTTGGTGTTGGTGTAGGAGTTTGTCCCACAGACGCACTTGGTGTTGGTGTTGGGAAATTAGAACAAGAACAATTTGTTTTTGCTCTACCGTCGTAATAAATTGTAATAAAATCACCAATTTGAGGTGTGTTATTATTAAATTCATTACAATCTAATCTATAAACATTTATTTCATTAGTTCCGTTTAATGTTGACATGTTCACAACATAATTAGGGGTAACAACATAAGTGTTATTAACTAACGCTTTCCAATCAACCGTAGATGCTGTTGTATTTCCTGTGAAAAATCCTCTCATTGCGGCTCTATTATAAACCGACTCAATTTGAGAATCCATAAATGGTATTCCAAAAATATTTGTTTGTCCCTCATCAACTAAATAAGGATACTTAATGTATTGTCTGTTTGATTCAGGAACACCGCTACTATTTTGTGAATTAAATTGTGGTTCTAATACAACAGTGTTTGATTGATTATATGTTGAGGGTAATTTGTTATATGATATTTCACTATCTCCAATTGCAAAATAGGAAATTCTAAAATTACCTTCAGATAATCTTTGTCTACCTGTGTCAGTAACACGGGTGTTAACTAATCCTGATGTATTTTTTATTATGTATGCCATTTATAGAATAAATATTGTTTTATTACTTTTATGTAATCGGAGGTGCCGGATTTAATTTTGGGTTAAGTAAAAATACAGAACAACATTCACAATTTTCAATTATAGGTGTCATCATCATCAAATTATATGATCCAACCGCATTTTCACATCGTCCTGTTGGGTCGTTTATTATTGAATTTGTGGTTGATCCTGTTACCACCTGATTACTTGTAAGGGTTATTGTGTTGGTATATGTATTTGTAGTTTGACTAATTCCAATTGATCCATCTGAAGTGCAAGGTCCTGATAATGGTGTAATGTTTAACGTTGTATTTGTTAAAGTCATCGGGCCAATACCACTTATTGTTGTTGTATTATTATATATTGGTTGTGGTGTTAATGTTGTGGGATAAAAACTAAATGTAGATGTCATTAATAAACTTAATGATATTGTAACTCCACTTGGTAAAGTAGGTGCTGTTATAGAAAATAATCCAGTAACATAATTAACATTTAAAGTCACAGAATAAATTGTTGGTGAAACATTCCCAACAACGACAGGATTCAGTGTTCCGATCACATTTAAGGAGTCTTTAACTGAAACTGAATATGTTCCTGGTGTTAAATTATTAAATATCGGTAATGGTTGGTATGTTAGTCCTCCGTCAATAGAATACTCATAAGGTGCCGTTCCACCAATGGCACTTACGGTAATACTTCCAAAACCTTCACAATACGCATCATTCGGAACCGCAGAAACAGAAATTGTGTATTCGTCTGAACATTCTCCTGCAACTACAAACATATTTGATATTTCAGGTTCACCATTAATCACCCAATTACTAAGTGGTGGATAAGAAGGATCATTATTTGTAATAGTTAAATAAGGATTAGAATAACCAGTCATAGTCCACTGACTCGGTGTAGATCCTGTATTCCAATATATAACATATTGTCCTGTTGATGATGACCAACTTGGTTCACCATTTATTTCATTACTCGGGTCTAATTGAATATTAATTGTATCTATTGGGAACTCAGGGTCACCAGTTTTAATTGTTAAAGTAACACATAAACTCGTATCTTCTCTGTCGGGTGCTGGAATTGCACATAACCCAACATAAGATTCAACAATCTGATATTGAGTATCTGATCCAATAACCCAATCACCTGTAGTTCCTGACGGATAAAAAGTGGTTCCTGTATATGTATTATACGGACTAATATTTTGACAATCTAACGTTTGACAAAAATACCAACTTGATGTTTCGGTATTCCAAAAAACATAACCATAAGTTTCACCGGCATATTGAATTTGATAATGTGGTTTTCCATTCTTTAATCCCAAACTTTCGGTTGAGATATAAACAGGGTCTTCACCTGTAATACCTGTAATGACAAAACACATTCCAGAGATTGTTAAAGTTTCAGCCGTTAATACACAAGTGGTATTGGCCGTAAAATCATTATAAAAATCTGTTACGGTTGCTGAATATTCACCAACACCTAAATTGGTTAATGCCGGAGCAAAACTTCCAATTTCCCAAAATATTGTATATGGTGGTGTTCCTCCTGTAATTGATAAAGTAGCCGCTCCATCAAAAGACTTATCATTAGTTGGGTTTTGAATAATACAATTAACATCCATTGGGAATATTGTAATAACATCGCATTCGTTTGGTGGTTTCACCGTTGGTATTGTCGAAGGACATTGGTTGTTTTCACAAATGTCCGTTATTTTAATTGGTATTTGAGCATCTCCATCAAATTGAGGAAATACTTTACTACAAATATTATATGTCAGTCCTTCTTGAAGTGTTTCAACAATAATGTTATTCTCACAATCGACATATGTTACGTCAACTTCTTGTGTTGTTGATCTAATGAAATAACAATAACATTCACAACTACAAGTTGTTCCTGTATTAATATCAATATTATAAGTTGTCTGACATTCTATTTCACCTAAACTTAAAACATAAAAACATGTGTCAGGTGTAATTCCTAAATCAATAATGTTCACAGAAACAAAACTTTCTGAGTATGCACTTAAACCACTATAGTTTGAAACTATGGGTTCGTAACTTCCGTCACAAGAATAAAGTATGTAGCAGTTTTCAATCATATATTACTATAAATAATCAAATATCATATTTTTGAATATAAGATCTCATATTATCGATGTATTTAATCGTTGATCCATTTTTTTCAACATAATCAAAATGACTTGGGTCGTTTTTTAATTTTTCAATTGGGTCTATATTAATATAATCACCTTTATAAAATTTTGTAGTTTTTAGATCATCAGTCACTCCTGCCATATGTAATATTGGTTTTGAGTTATATATTTCAATCGTGTCGGTTGCCCATGAAAAATCTAAATCTTTAACAATTTTGGTTTCAATTCCATATAACCACAAATTCCATAACACAGACCACATTTCTGCCGTCCAAAACTGAATCTGACCATGACTTATGGGAAATTTTCTTTGATACTCGAACATTTTATTATATAATGTTGTTGAATCTTTGTATATCTTATCCCACAATTCACAAGTTGTGTTCTTAATAAGATATTGACCTCCTCCTGAATTTACTTGATTTTCTTTTACAACATCAACATCAACACCAATTACGTTCGCCATTTCGTTAATTAATTCACCTTTACTCGAATTGGGGTGTTGAGTTTCATAACGATTACAACAATCCATAATATAGTCATAACCAATATACCCAACCGTATCGGACAAATATGTTATATCATCAGTTATCAAACTATCGAAATTTGGTAATTCTCTAAACATAATATCCGCATCGTGTAAAAAAAATAACTCACCAAAAGTGGGGTTATGTTGCAACCATTTAGATATTAAATATGGTTTTATTGAGGGAATATAATTTTTTTTAACTCTTTGATCTGAATAATGATGAACATTAATTCCAAACTCTTTTAGTTTTAAAGATTCGATAGATGGTTCGTTAGTGTTAACCATACCTAAAACCACATGTATTTGACTTGGTTCTATTCCTTTTTCTATGAAATTATGAACGTATAGTTTTATTTGCCAAATAAAATATGGAACGTCAGGTTGTGCTGAAACAAAAAGAATTTCTTTCATATTAAAATTATAATATGAAAGTTATAGTATAAATAAAGTTATAGATAGTATAAAACCTCAGCGGTTCCTAAAAATGTTGCATTAGCACCTAATGGTGTTAAACAAACCCACATTTCATCTAATGTCCCGTTAATATTAGAACCAACTCTTATTTGATTATCATCAATTTGTAATGTGGTTAAAGCCGATGTCCCAGCCTCACCAATTAAATTAGACATTATATGTCCCGAAGATGTAACCGTTGTTGTTCCTGTCTCTAATGCATATTGAAAAGGTGAATTTGGTATATCAACCCATGTTGGTGTTGCAGATAAAGTTGGGTTAAATTCTATGGTTGCAAGATAATCATCATTTGAGGTATTTAGAAGAGATAAAGAATTATATTGTGATGTTACACCAATGTATGATTGTTTCAATCTATAACCAATAAAAGGATATTTAGTTCCCGATGTTGTTAAAGTTACGGTATTAGTTTGTTGTATTCCAACCGTCGAATATAATCCGTTTAAAGCTCCTTCCGAAGAAAATTGTGAACAAATCATATCAAAATATCCCGAACCACTTCCTGATTGTCTTATTTCATACCTTATAGGTTGATTAGGTGAAGACATATAAACATTTGGTTCATTATTAGCACAATTATGTTCGGCAAAATAAATTAATTGTCCTGCGATATCCAAACCGAATCTCAATCTACCAACGCCTAACCATTGATAATCAACTGACATCAAATTAGTATTAGACCAATCTAATGAAGTTGGGTCAAATTCATTATCGTTCCAAGTTGTTGTTGACGCACTAAATATTGTTGTTCCTGATCTCCATATTTGAAAACTTATATCATTAGTAATACCATTACTTTCTAAAAAGAATCCGTCAAAAACTGAATTATATGTTGAGGCGGTTGTTGAGGTAAATCCACCAACCCTTTTTATAACATTTGTTTCAATTGCCAAATTAGAGAAACTTGCCTGAAATAATTGACTTTTCCCTGGTTGATATATTGGATGTGTTTTTGTTTGTCTAATAACTAAATCATTGTTGGCAGATGTTGACATACGAACTCTAGCATATTCCTTTTGAAATACTGATGTTGCAGTTCCTGCTGTAACTTCATTTACTTGTAATGGATTTTTATCGTAGACGTGTTTTATATCCAAAAGATTTGTTACTGCCGCGGTTCTTAATCTACCAAAAGCATCCAAATTAGGACTATCAGAATATTTTACTGCATTATTAAATATGTAACTCATAATTTTATTATATTATCCACCAATTATTGTTTCTGGCAATTATTGTTAAAGACATAAAATTTGTATTCATATCAACAAAAGAATTACCATCTATTAAATTTAATGAGGATAGTAGTCTTATTCTATAAGTTCCACTATTACCTCCTTCATCCTTAATTATTAAAAAATTTCCGTCTAAACCCGTTGCATCAGGAAGTGTTAAATCAACATCACCACTATAATTAACACCATAATACGTATAATTTATATCTAAGGTTGAGCTAGATGTTGTTATACCTAAAGTGGTATATGTTTGTATATCCGATAATAAAGCAACCGTGCCACTATTATCAGGAAATAATATCACTCTATTTGATGTTAATGGGTTGGTATTAATGTTATTACTATACCCGGCATATTTAAAAATAATATTATCACCTTCACTCATTATAATATCATTACCATTACTGGTATTTCCATTTACTAAAACTTGTTGTAAAGTATTACCTGTAGTAAACCCGATCACATCAAAAGTTCCACCAGTAGTATTGGTAAAGGTTGCTTTCCCTGTGATATTATTATAAGTTCCTCCTGTAACAAAAATATCGGTATATGATTCAAAAACTTGTTGTATTGATGCCTTAAAAGACGAACCCGCAGGATTTTGACTTGTGTCTCCTGTTATGACTACGTGTATTAAATCATTTAATGTAACACCAGTTGCAAATGTTTGATCCGTTAATAAAGACATTTTTTATTTTATAAATATCTAATTATTGGAAATCATATTGATCTCCTGACATGAAAAAGAAATAATCAAATGTTTGGAATTGTTTTTTTGTTGAGAAGTCTTCGCCAGGTTGGCAATAAATGATTTCAGAAACTTCACAACCAACACTATCAATAATTTTAAGAAGTAGTGCTGGTGCCGTATCAAATTGAGGAGTTAAGGTAAATAAATACGGGAATGAAGTTCCACTTCCAACATATTGACATTGATTACCGTAAACATCACAAGCAATCCCACTAAAAGGTGGTGTTACGTTATTTGCCGATATAACATAAACTTGACTTGCCATTTAACTACAACTTACACAAGATATGTCATAATCAATTAAAAGTTTAACAATTATTTCATTATCTTGAAGGGGATTTATTGGAACTATTTCACATCCTTTTGGTATGTCTTCACAAGTTGTTGTAATAGTAATTCTATTTGAGATTATATCTACGGTGGTTCCTGATATACCTAAGAAATTATCTAACGTTTCAACAATTGTTTGAGACCACAATGTATCACTTGGATAATCTGTAGATCCACTTGAGGTATAAAACTCAGTTTGTGCTGATTGTGATCCAATTTGAGCATATATTGAAAAAGTTGCTTCATTAATAATACAATTAGTATCACCACTTGTTAAATCACTAAACCCTTCTAAATACATGGATCTCATACCTCTTTTTGTGATTAATCCAGAATCTCTGAACGTATCGTCACAAACGGTATAATATCTATAATCAATATATTTTTTTGTTCCCGTCAATGTAACTGATTTTGTTAATGTGCAACCACTAGCATCGGTTACTGATAAACTATATGTCCCTGCAGTTAAACCAGTTACTGTTGTTCCTGTTTGTCCGTTAACGTTACTACTCCAATTTAAAGTGAACGGTGGTTCACCTGATGTGATATATGTTGTAATCGACCCATCATTTCCAACAACAGGTTGTGATGATATTAAATTAAAAAACATATTTTGACTATTGTCAATATACACACTATAAGTTTGAACGCAGCTTGGTGATCCTGAGTCTTGAACTGTTAATGTGTAATTTCCATATGCTAAATTCGTAAATGTCGAAACAAATGATGTTGTGGTAACTGGCGCGTATGTCGGTCCAACTAATGTAAAGATATAAGGTAAAGTCCCCCCCGTTGATACATTAACTTGTAAAACACCATTACTAGTTCCACAAGTTGTTCCTGTGGTTGATGCTGTTACTGAATATAGATCAACAGAAGTTATTGTGGTTGATGCCGTATAAGTGCAACTTGTCGATTCTACGGTTACAATGTATGTTCCGTTTGGAAGTCCAACAAAAGTTTGTGAAGGATTTCCTAATGTTCCAATTTGTTGTGTTCCACTTGTTCCTGAAACTGATATTATTAAACTTGGTTCTGAGCTAAGTCCATTATCAACAACCACTTGAATTGTTCCATCGTTTTGCGAACAAAAAGAAGGTGTTGTATTTACAGCAACCGTTGAGAACGAGTTTGGCGTTAACATCGTAACCGAATCGTATATGGTGCAAAGTCCCGCATCTGTTACCAAAAATGAATAATTGCCCGACGATAAACCTGTAAAGGTTACTGAAGATGCAAATGTAACATCAACTTGACCTGACGATCCACTAAAGAAATATGGCGGAGTTCCTCCCGTGACAATAAATTCAACCTCACCATCGTTACTAAAACAAGTTGGTTGAAATATTGTAATAAAACCTCCTGAACCTAATGGGTCTACAGTTTGAACTGTAAATGATTGTGTGTTTGAGCAACTATTTGGATCTGTCACTGTCACAACATAAGTTCCGCTAGTTAAACCTGTTACTGTGGTTCCTGTTTGTCCTCCAACATTTAAAGACCAATTTATAGTATATGCCGAACTCGGTAATGTTAAACCAGTTAAAAATATTTTACCACTACCAACACCATTACAACTAGCGTCATCAACAACATACCCACCGAAGGTAAAACCTGTCGATGGTGTTATGATTACTGATGCGGTAATTCCTGTGCAACCACCACCATCGTCAGCGACTATATAATAAGTTCCTGCAGATAACGTGGTAAATACATTATAATTATTTGGTGTGGCGGCTGATGTTATATAATTGTTTGATCCATCATAAAGAGTAAATGTTGCCTGATTGTATACACCACTAGTATACCCTGTAATAACACCATTTTCGAATCCACAAGTTGTGTTTAGAGAATCGATCGATGCCGTTGTCCCTGATGATATATAAACCGCCTGAACATATGAGTTTGACGCTCCGTCAACAATTTGAAGAAAGTATGTATCGGCAGTTAAACTTGTTGCTGAATACGATGTTGTTGCTGCCGATGTTGGTAAAGGGCAACCTGAAGAAATACAATTAACCGCAAATGGTGGTGTAGTTCCTGTGATGTCAAAATATACCTCACCTGAACCTGTATTACTACAATCACCAGTTACGCTATAATTATAAATTACTATACTCATTATCCGTTACAATATATTTCAAAATTTAATCCCACATTTAATTGGAAGTCATCGAAGTTTGGTAAACAATTGTTATTAAAGACAACAAGTTCGTTTGTATCTTCATCAATATTATAACCATACCCACTTGTTTGTAAACCATCCAAAGCGTCTCTTAGTCCGTCTAACCATTCGGTTGATGTTGGGTATCCAGACGTTCCAATTCCCGTGAAGAATTGATATTGTGTAATCAAAACTCCGTTTATTCTTATATCAACATACCAATTAGAAACTGTCGAGTTTAGTTGACAATTACCCGGATTTATTGATTGAGAAATAAAATAGTCTTGTAATGTTTGATTTAACACAACACCAAATGATGTAGTATTTGGATCTGAAGTCCACGGATATAAACCACATGTTACTTGTTGAACAGGACAATCGTAAACATAAAGTTGAGTTGTTAAACTACAAGGTTTACAAGGTATTGGTAAGAACTTACAACCTTCTTGTCTTCTCCACACAAACTTTTGTCTGTGGAATATTGAGTTTTCCAATCTGACCCCCGTATTCCAAATTGTGGTTGCAGGAACCATTTGTTCTATTAATCTAATCCAATAATCACCCATACCATTAACAAAATCTATCATTGTTTGATATGTGTAATTGTTGTTTGAAACTCCGGCCAATTTTTGTGATTCTAAATATCTCCAATAAATTGATTGTAGTGTTGGGTAACCTCCCGTTTTTCCATCAGTAATAAATTGTCGATTTCGAGTATTGATCATGTTTCTCCAAAAAGTTTGAGCAAACTCAAAAAATGTTTTTTGTTTTGGTTTTGGAACTATTGTTGTCCAATCTATACCCCCTAATCGAGGATAAGGATTTATTACTTGACAAGGTGAAGGTGGTGTATAAAATAACCCCTGTTCAGGAATTGGGAAATTAAATTCTCGAGACATAAACCAAACATCATAAGCTAAACCTTGAGCTGGATTCATCATAATGTCGACATTTTTAACATTTAACGCCAAACATTCTTCACCAATATTGTAATATGCGTTAAAACCTCCTTCAAAACTTGTTCTTAAA